GTGGATGCGACGGGCAAGCAGCGTCCCACCATGGCGGACGTCGCCGCGGAGGCAGGCGTCTCGCGGGCGCTGGTCTCGATCGTCTTCCGCAACCAGCCGGGGGCCGGCCAGGAAACCCGCGACCGGGTGCTGCGCGTCGCCGACGAGATCGGCTACCGCCCCGACAGCGCCGCCCGACTCCTCGCCCGCGGCCGCAGCCGGGCGCTCGGCGTCATGTTCACCGCGCACCAGACCTTCCACGCCGATCTCATCGAGGGCATCTACGCCGAGGCCGATCGGCACGGCTACGACGTCCTGCTCTCCGCGACGGCCCAGGGCAGGGGCGAGCCGAAGGCCGTCGAGGCGCTGCTCAGTCACCGCTGCGAGGCTGTGATCCTGCTCGGCCCGGAGGCGACGGCCGCCGAACTCGATGCTCTCGGGCAGCGGACCGTGGCCGTCTCGGTCGCCCGGCGGATGCGGGGGGCAGGGATCGACTCTGTGCGCAGCGCGGAGGGCAAAGGCGTACGGCAGGCCATGGACCACCTCGTGGAGATGGGCCACCGTCGGATCGTCCACATCGACGGTGGCCGAGGGCCGGGTTCGGCCGAGCGGCGCCGCGCCTACCGCGCCGCCATGCGCCGTCACGGACTGGGTTCCGAGCTCCGTGTGATCCCGGGCAGCCACACGGAGGAGTCGGGTATCGGCGTCGGCCGACTCCTGGCGTCCGAACGCGACGCCGGACAACCGCTCCCGACAGCGGTCCTGGCGGCCAACGATCGCTGCGCCATGGGTCTGTTGATGGCTTTCAGCCGGACCGGTGTCGATGTCCCCGGGGAGGTGTCCGTCATCGGCTACGACGACAGCCACCTGTCCCACCTCATGCCCGTCGGTCTGACGACCGTCCGTCAGGACGCCGTCCTCATGGCCGAGCACGCCGTGCGCTTCGCGAGGCAGCGGCTGGACAACAAGGAAGTGGAGCCGCAGGAAGCGGTGATCGACCCGAAGCTGGTCGTACGGGACACCAGCCGCCCGCCCCGGGCGTCGTGAGTCCGGCGGGCCGGCGGCCTGCCTGGGCGTACGGACCCGTGCTCACGGCCGCTCCCGCTCTCGCGGATACGCTCCCACCTGTGCTCAAGTGTCAACCGCCTGTCCCAGGCGCGGGATCGCGTCACGGGACGACCCGCACTGCTGCGCTGGTCTGGGCAGAGGCCCTCTCCTGCGCCAGGGAGGGGTGCGGAATGCGTCAGATGCTAGGCCCATAGGGGTCGGCCCTTCCTTCCCGTGCGGTCCAGGGGCTCTTGCGCCTTCTGTCCGGGAATACCCGTCCACCCGGCGGGGCGTGGCGACACGGCACCGCTGACGACGGCGCGCAGCAGCGGCGTACCGCGCACAACCTCGACCCGATCGTGGGACGGAGAAACGGGCACGGCTGACGGGCGCGGGAGCGCGAGTGGTCCCAGAGGGCTCCCGTCATGGGAGCAAACGCATGCACGAAAGAAGCCGTCCCAGCAAATGCTGGAACGGCTTCCGATCTGCGATCTTCGCAGTCGGGACGGCGGGATTTGAACCCACGACCCCTTGACCCCCAGTCACCGGCAAGCGCGCCACACGCGCCATGTGATGCACTGTATGTCGCTGCGGTGCAGGTCAGAGGCATCCCACGCGGACACCGGACCGCACGCCGTGAGAGATGTGTGAGACATCGTGAGACGCCGCCAGCCCGCCCGCCCCGGCCGCCCGGTCACCCGACGCCCCTCTCCGCGGCCGGCCACGGCCACGCCTCCCCGTCGAGATCCCGCAGCCGCACACGCAGCATGCGCTCGGTCACATGCAACTCGTGCGCGGCGACACGGATGTCATCGGCCCACTGGGCCACCTCGCACAGATCCGATATCGCGATCAGCTTCCGGGCCGCCTCGATGTCGGCGCGCCGCTCCTGACGGACCGCCACGACCCCGGTCGCGCACCCGTCGTGGTCGGCCAGCACGTGCTCGATCTCGTGCGCCAGGACGCACCGCTCCTGCACGACGGACAGTCCCGTGGCGATCACGATCTTTCGCCTGGTTGCGCACCATGCCCCCCACGTGTCGCGCAGCCAGGTCCGGGCGATCGAGATGCCCAGCATGTCCACCGCGTCGTGCGGCGAGTACTGTCGACCGGCCTCGATGTAGAAGGACTCGGCAACAGACATGGCGCCCCCTTGCGTTGCGTTACCGCAGTACACGAGGAGGCGTGGACCTACAGGTGTACCTGATGGGCTGTGAGCAAGGGAAGGAAAGAACGGGAAAACGTTCAACTTTCTTCTACTTCTTGCGCCTTCAGGCACACCCCGGACACATGCGGTCTCGCCGGGCCGACAGGCCAGGCCCAGCCCGCTCGGGGCGAGGTGAAACCGGAGCCGGCCGCGAGGGCTCCGCGGCTACTCGCCGTCCATGGCGCTGGCGATGCGCCGCGCATCGTCGGCGGGGACACCTTCGCCCTCGGCGTGGGGTCGTGCCGCGGCGAGCCCGTACTCCGCGGTTGGCTCGGCCGTGGCGGGGATGGACCAGACGAGTTCGTCGGCGAGCCGGTCGAACTCGGCCCGGATACGGGAGTCGGCACCCAGGGCTTCGGCCTTGCGGCTGAACCCGTAGATGTCCGGCAGCATGCCGAGGACCTCTTCGCGGCTTGCCTCCGGGCGTGCCGCGGTGACTTGGGACTGCTCGATCCGTAGGGCGGCCAGTTCGTCCGTGAGGGGCGCGAGCACCACTTCGGGGTCTTCGCCGGCGAGGATGCGGTCGGCCCAGCCGGCGCGCCATCCGAGCGCCGCGACAACGGGCTCGGTGCTGGGGAGCTTGGCCCGCTGCTTGGGGACGACGCCCTTCTCCAGGCTGAGGATGCTGCGGATGGTGACCGAGCCGCCCGCCTGTTGGATGCGGGCTACGACGTCGGGACGGGTGAGGCCCTGACGTTCCCTGCTGTTGCGGATGGCGGTGCCGAGGACGGCATACGCCTGGTCTCGGTCCATGGGGGGTCTCCGCACTCTCCTACGCGCAACGAAAAGCAACGACAAACAACCTACCAAGGTCCACCTCAGTCGGCACCGGCGCCTTTGAGTCTCCGACCTGCAATTTCGCGTTCTTTCACCTGCAATTGCAGCGGGGGGCTTGTGATCTTGCTTGTTCTTTCGCTAACTTTCGTGTTGTGCAAGCGCGGGGATACCGGATCCGGCGCCAGCGCGAGGAGAGCGGATACGGCCTCACGGCCTTCGCCAACCGGATCGGCGTCTCCCCGTCCTGGCTCTCACGGATCGAACGAGACCAAGCCAACCCAAGCCCTGACCTGCTCAGACGCATAGCACTCACGCTCCGCAGCGAGCGAGCAGCCAGGGCCGCGATCTCAGAGATCGCCCTCACCCAAGAGAGACGTGATGAAGACACCCCAGCGGACTGAGTCCCCCCACCTCACGGCGGCCGATCTGGCGGCCCGCTGGTGCACCACGGAGAACGCGATCTACATCCGCCGCCACAAGAGGCAGCTCCCGCCGACGCTCCCTGGCCGAAAGCTGCTGTGGAAGCGGGACGTGATCGAGGCGTTCGAGGCGGCCGGCATGGCCGCGGACCCGAAGAGCCCGGCGAACGACCCGGCGGCAGCTCCGGTCGAGCGCGCCGCGTAACCCGCCTTGTGGGCGGGGCCCCGCCACGGCCAAGCAACGGGACCCCATCAGCCCACACCCATCCAACACAGAAGACAGGAGGGGCTGTGACCCCATCATCCCAGAACCCGGAGCCCGCGATCGGGCAGTACCGCAAGGCGTCCCGGCTGCAAGAGGGCTGGTACCTCAAGCACGAGGACCAGTGGAAGCAGATCAGCAGGGTCGTCCAGATGCTCAGCCCGCTGCGCATGGCGATGTTGACCCTGGCCGATGGCTTCGAGGTCAGCGTCCCCCACACCCACGAGGTGTTCACCCGGACGGCCCCCGAGATGAAGCGCGCCGGGGGCGGTGTGCAGCGATGACGACCCGGGAGCAGATGGGCCCCGCGATGGCCCTCGTCGACCTCGTCCAGTCCCACCCCGAACTGCCCGTCCTGGAATGGCGGATCCGCCCCACCAGCGGCACTCTCACCGGCGACCTGTACGCCTCCGACCACCCGTGCGCGGCACTGCACGCCTACGCCGCCGTCCTCGGCGGCCGACCCGAGCCGGACGAGTCCGCCACGTTCGAGTCCAGCGGGCTGGTGCGCCGCATGTACCGGCTCACCACCACCTGGCACGACGTGCAGGTGCAGGTGTCCGCGTCGGTCACCATCGGCTTGACCGGTCCCCGCTGGGCCGAGGGTCTGGCCGCCGAGTGGAGGCACCTGCTCTCCGACCCGGCCGAGCCGCCGCTGCCGATGGCGCTGCGCCCCACCGTGCAGGTGGAGGTGGCGGCATGAGCACCCGCACCTACACCCGGACCGAGCTGGACGCGCTGAGCCGCGCCTACGCGGGAGTGCGGGACTCCTCGTCTCTGCCGCTGGTGGAGCGGGTGGTCGTGGCCCTGTCGGACGCGGGCTTGCTGCAGTCGGCGGCGACGGCGACCGAGTTGCACCGCCTGCGCCAGTGGGCCCGGGGCCGCAACGTCCCGCCGACTCCCGCCCCGACCCGGCCGGCCGTGTTGACCGAGCAGCAGCAGCGCGTGCTGGAGCTGATGGGGCAGGGCCTGACGAACGAGTCGATCGCCCATCGCATGCACATCACGGTCGACTCGGTGAAGACCCACCGGCGTCGCCTGTACCAGCGGCTCGGTGCCGCCTCGGGAACGCAGGCCCTGTCGCTGGGCTTGTCGATGGGTCTGATCTCCGCGCCGGAGAGCGGCGCCGAGGCGGTGGCGTCGTGATGTTCGACGAGACGTGTCTGGCGTCGCTACCGCTGGTCGACCAGACGCAGTGCGAGATCGCCGCTGCCGACTTCCGCTTCCACGAGTTGTACGGCGCCGACGAGTCGAAGTGGTTCCCGTGGCAGCGGCATGCCTACCGCCGCGCGATGACCGATGTCCGCTCCACCGCCCCTGAGGAGGGGACCACCATGTCGATGCCCGTGTCCGGGCCGCACCGCGTGTACGTCGACCGGATCCCGTCCGGGGTGACGGTGAACCTGTCCGCCTACCTGGACTTCGCGCTGCGGCACCTGGCCGACGAGTGCGGCGACGACCTGACGGAGCTGGTCGAGGCCACGGCTTCGGCGGGCGTGCAGACCTCGCAGGGCAACGACGATGCGCACGCGGTCCACGAGCGGGACGCGTTGGCGCAGTCGCTGGCGGACTCGGTTCCGGGGCTGGACGTGTACGGGAGGCAGTGCACGTTGCTGGCCGAGCAGTTGGCCCCGGAGATGGCGGCGCAGGCGGCCGAGGCGAAGCGCCTGCGGCGCGAGGTGGCCCGGTTGCAGGAGCTGGCGAGCCGCCAGGCCGAGCGGCTGGACGAGTTGCAGCAGGCGAACGAGTCGGCGTACCGGGCGGACCACGACCGGAGTGGTGGTCCGCGGATGGGCGACGGGAAGCACGCGGGCCTGTGGTCGCGGCCGGCTGGTCCGGGTGCGGTGCGTGCGGGGTGGCCGCTGGATCTGCACACCACGGGCGGTGCGGCATGAGCGAGACACCGATGACGCGGGATGAGGCCGCGGCCCGTGCACACACCGCGGAGGCTGCCACCGTCGAGCTGACGGCGGACCGTGACGCCGCCCGCGCCGAGGCCGCCGCACTGCGCGGTCAGCTCGCCGCCGTCTGCGGCAGCACGGTCGCCGCGTGGATGCAGGAGCAGCAGCGGCTCATCACCACGCTGCACGCCGAGCTGGAGGCACGCCCGTCCCGCGCCACCGTGCTGCGGGAGGCTGCCGAGACGGCAGAGGGTCTGCGCCAGTTCGAGACGACGACCGGCCCTCGACGGAGCGCTCAGGTGTCGGAGAACGTCGGCGTGCTCCGCCTCGCCGACAAGCTGCGCCGCCTGGCCGACGCCGCCGAGCGGGACGACGCCGGGAAGGACACCCCCACCGGGGGCGAGTCCACCCGCGCCGCCGTACTGCGGGAGGAAGCGGACCGCTGGCGACGCGAGGCCGACGGCCTGCCGGACGCCGGACAGGTCCATCACAAGCGGGTGTTGTACGGCGGGGCCATCGTCCTGGACCGACAGGCCGAGGCCGCCGAGCGGGACGAGGCCCAGAAGGACTGCCCGCACCAGCGCGAGTCCGTCCGCGACGCCGACCGACGCCAGGCATGCCGATGCGGACAGCCCGGCTGCGAGCACTGCGACACCCCGGAGTGGTACGGCCTGCCCTGGCTCGCCTGGCTCGATGAGCTCGACCAGCAGGCGTTCCTGGGCGAGATCGCCTCGGCCGCCCTCGGCTACTACCGGGCGGAGGACGACGACGCCGACGTGCTCCGGAGCGTGGTGCAGGCGTGCGCGACGTACCGCCTCGTGGCCGAGGCCGACCACGCACAGGCCACTGCGCCCGGCCCGGACGCAGTCGAGGAGCAGTCGGTCAGCGGGGCCTGCGAGCGGTGCGGGGAGCCGCCGGAGTCCTGGTGCACGCACTGCGCCGGATGCGCCTGCCCCGACGGCCGCGCCGAGACCCACGCGCCCGGCGGCTCCTGCCCGAACGCGTCCGCAGCTGGGTCGGGTGAGCGGCAGTGACTCGTCCCCGCAAGCGCACCCACACCAGCCACATCCAGGCCGCCGCACGCCTCCGCGAGCACCCCGGCATGTGGATGCAGGTCGCTGTCTACCCGGTCGCCTACTCCGCCCGCGGTGCGGCGCACCGGATCCGCACCGCCTACCGGCTGCCCGCCTATGCACCGGCCGGCGCGTTCGAGGCGCGCGTCGAGCAGATCGACGAGGGGACCGCGGTCGTCGCCCGCTGGCTGGGCGCCCAGGTGGAGGCCGACCTGTGGCAGGCCGCTGCACTCGCGGCCGTCCACGCCGGAGGTGACCCCCGGTGAACCAACGCCGCTGCCTGCTGCTGGCCACCATCCGCGCCGACCACGGCACCTGGACCACCAGCCGCGCCTGGGACCTGTACCGCACCCAGCGCCTGGCCCCGGGCCGCCGCACCGCCCGAACCGACCTCGCTTACCTCGCCCGCACCGGACGACTCACCACCGTCACCGGCAACCCGCGGGCCTACACCCTCCCCGGAGGAACCCGATGACAACCATCGCGCCGTCCGCCGTTCCCCGGTCCGCACTGGGCGCCGAGGCCCGCCGCCACTTCCTCCTCGCCATCGCACGCCGCACCGGCACACCCTTCCTCACCACCGGCCTGGCCCTACAGATCTACGCGACGACGCCGTGGCACACCACCGCCCGGAGCACCGCCCGCCGCGACCTCAGGGACCTCGCCCGCCGCGCCTACCTCGTGCCCCACGACACGAAGGCGGGACGTGTCTACCAGCTCGGCAGCGACCCCAACCCCGCCCACCCGGTCCGCCACGTCAGGCGGTACCTGCTGGAAGTGATCCGCAGGGAGGGCGGGGAGTGGACCGTCGGACGCCTGAAGCCCGCTTGGCGCCAGGTCACCGGCACCCACGTCCTCCGGATGTCTTGCCGCCGCTACCTCGCGGACCTGTATCGGGACGGGCACCTGGACCGGCACGGAGAGGGCACCCCGCGCCGCTTCTACACCCTTCCCGACCACACCACCGGAGGTGCCGCGTGACAACCGCCGCGCTTGCCGGGGCCGCCACACAGGCCCCGGACGCCGGGCTCGACATCACCGAACCCGGCATCTACCCCGACCTCCCCATGGACGCCTACCACGCCGACCCCGTTCCCGGCGGCAGTCTCTCCTCCACTGGTGCTCGCCGCCTCCTTCCCCCCGGCTGCCCCGCGCTCTACCACCACGAGCGGCAGCATGGGCGGCAGCCGCGGAACACCTTCGACTACGGCACTGCCGCCCACCGGCTCGTACTCGGCGACGGCCCCACCATCCACGTAGTCGAGGCAGACAACTGGCGCACGACCGCCGCGCGTGAGGACCGAGAGGACGCCCGCGCCATGGGCAGAGTCCCGCTGCTCCGCCACGAGTACGAGCAAGTCACAGCGATGGCGGACGCACTCCGCGCCCACCCGGTTGCCTCCGTGCTGTTCGACCCGATACGCGGAGGCGCCCCGGAGCAGGCCCTGTTCTGGCGCGACCCGCCGACCGGGGTGATGCGGCGCGCACTCCTCGACTGGCTGCCGCAGTCCGGCCCCGGCCGCATGGTCGTGCCGGACTACAAGACCGCGGCATCGGCCGAGCCGGAGGCGATCCGCCGGACGGTCGACACCTACGGCTACCACCAGCAGGCCGCCTGGAACAGCGCCGGGGTCAAGGCCCTCGGCCTGGCCGAGGACGTGGCGTTCGTCTTCGTCGTCCAGGAGAAGACCCCGCCGTACCTCGTGACGGTCGTCCAACTCGACGCGATGGCCATGCGCATCGGCGCCGCCCGCAACCGCCGCGCCCTCCAGATCTACGCCGAGTGCACCGCCACCGGCCGCTGGCCCGGCTACACCGACGCCATCGAACACCTCTCCCTGCCGCCCTACGCGGAGAACCGCGACTCCGAGGAGTATTTGTGAACCAGCCCGAGCGAATGACCCCGACCGCCGCACCGGCCCGCGTAGGGCAGGGCACCGCAGTCGAACAGTCCCGCGCCGCCGCCGAGGTCCAGGCCGCCGTCGTCGTCGCCCAGCAGTGCCCCCGCAACCCGGCCGCCGCCATCGCCGAGATGCGCACCGTGTGCGGGCAGAAGCGGCTCGCCGAGAAGGCGTTCTACAGCTTCCCCCGCGCCAAGCAGACCATCAGCGGGCCGTCCGTGTTCCTCGCCCGGGAGCTGGCCCGCATCTGGGGCAACATGCAGCACGGCCTGATCGAGATGCGACGCGACGACGAGTACGGCGAGTCGGAGATGCAGGCGTTCGCCTGGGACGTCGAGAAGAACTCCCGGGTCAGCAGCACGTTCATCGTCCCCCACCGCCGGGACAAGAAGAAGGGCGAGGGCTCGGAGAAGCTGACCGAGCTGCGCGACATCTACGAGAACAACGCCAACAACGGCGCCCGTAGGGTCCGCGAAGCGATCTTCTCGGTACTGCCTGGCTGGTTCGTGGAAGAGGCGATCGACGCCTGCCGAGCCACGCTCCACAACGGCGGCGGCGTACCGCTGCCGACCCGCATCGCCGACGGCATCAAGGCGTTCGAGCGGTTCGGGGTCGCCATCGAGCAGATCGAGGCCAAGTTCGGCCGCAAGTCCACCCAGTGGACCGAGCACGACGTGACCGAGCTCGGCATCCTCTACAGCTCGATCGATCGCCGAGAGCTGACGGTCGAGGAAGCGTTCCCGCCGCCGCGGGTCACCGCCGAAGAGATCACTGGGGCGTCGGCTTCGAACGCCGAGTCGGTCGACTGGCCTGAGGCGACCGCTCCCGGATCGGGGGCCCGCGCATGACCGCCCTCGCCTTCACGGACGCCGAGACCTCGCACCTGGACCCGCGGTTCGGGGATGCGTGGGAGATCGCCGTCATCCGCCGCGACACCGACGGCGCTGAGGTCGAGTACCTGTGGCAGGTGCGGGTGCCGCTCTACCACGCCGACCCCGAGTCGCTGTCCATCGGCCGCTACCGGGAGCGGTTCGCTGTCTCCGCCGGCTGGGATGCCGCGGAGATGAACGAGGACGGCACCGTCCGCGCGCGGCTGACCATGCCGGAGCTGCTGCACGACGTGCAGGAAGCCATGTGGCAGGCGGTCGTCGTCGGCTCCAACCCGGGCTTCGACATCCGGTTCCTGACGAAGCTGCTCCAGGAGCACAACCGCAAGCTGCCGTGGCACTACCGGCCGGTCGACATCGCGACCCTCGCCGCGGGCTACCTGGTGGGCTGCGGGCGCGGCGCCGAGGTGACGCTGCCGTACTCCTCGCGTGCTCTGTCTCGCGCGGTTGGTGTCGAGCCGCCTGGCGACGACGTGGCGCATACCGCGCTGGGCGACGCCCGCTGGCACAAGGCCGTGTTCGATGCGGTCACCGGGAGCGGGTCGTGACGGGGGCGGGCGGTGTGGCCGCCGCCGCCACGGTGGTCGCCGTCTACTGCGCGCCGGTGTGGCTGCTCCGCCGCTACGCCTTCCCGCCCGCCCCCGCGGCGTCCGCGCCGGTCGCGGCGCCGATGCCGACCGTCGAGGACGTGCCCGACGGCTGGCTCGTCGTCGAGACCCAGCCGTGCACGGGCCGGTGCCGCACCCACATGCCGCACGAGATCACCTGCGAGGTGGCCCGCTGCGTCGGCTGCAACGCCACCCACACCACAGCGGAGGCCGACCGTGGTTGACGTTCCCCTGCCGGTCCCGCCAACTGGCCCGACCCAGCCGCATCTGTTGGCCGCGGCCCGCCGGTCGGTCGACGCCATCGCCGAGCGCGGTGGCTGGAGCACGACCGACAAGGACACCGTGCTCGCCGCTCTTGGCCTCACCCCTTCCGTTCCGGCGCCCGACACCGACGACACCAAGGACCCCGCATGACCGAGCTGATCGACAACCCCGAGATGGAAGACACCCACTACGGCATCCAGATGGCGTCCCTCGGCGAGGACGGGGACAGGCTGCTGGCACTCGGCCACCACGAGCCCAAGCGTGTGTTGGCCGCCTTCAACCGGTACGCCCGCACCGTCATCGGCTGGCCCAACATCGCCGACGACTTCACCGCCAGCGCCGCCGACTGGGCAGGCCGCCTGGAGCAGCGGTGGGCCGTCTTCCGCAAGCCCGACCCGGACGACGACGAGTGGGACGTGCCGGAGTACGCGTGGCATGCGGACTGGTCCGACCCCGACGCCCCTGGCGCCCGGCCTGTCACGCTGCTGGACGTGGCGTGATGACCGACTACCCGAAGATCGCCGCCCGGTTCGCCCGGGACACGCAGCACCACGAGATGACCGTCCTCCACGACGACGGGCTGTACCGGCACCTGAACTTCGCCACCCCGGAGCACGGCAGCATCGGTGCCTTCCACCTGATCACCTGGCCGTACAACCTCGTCGTCAAGACCGGGTGGACCTTCCACTTCGACATCGACGCCACCCCCGACATGTTCAACCTGTTCCGGAAGACCGCGTTCCCCGGCGAAATCAACCCGGGCTACTGGTCCGAGAAGGTCCGCGCCGGACGCGACGAGATCGAGAGCTTCGACCCGGACCTCTTCGAGCAGCAGGTCAAGCGGTACGTCGCCCACTCCATCCGCGATGGTGAAGCGCCGCGAGGTATCGGCCGCGAGGTCGCCAGCGAGATCTTCGAACTGGGCGACATCAGCCACGAGGCGGGCGCCCGCGCCGCGTTGGCGGACTTCCGCTACGAAGGCTGGGACTTCGGTGACCTGTCGGAGTGGGACTTCAGCGACTACACGCCCGGCTTCCTGTGGTCCTGCCACGCCATCCGCCACGGCATCGACCTGTGGGACGCCGCCACGAAGGCGGTGGCCGCGTGATGACTCGTCCGAACACGCCAGACCGGGTCAACTCGGACGGCTCGAAGACCATCACGACCAAGCGCGCCTGCAACGGCTGCGGCGACCTGATCGGCGACCTGACCGACAGCGAGTTCACCGCCGCAGTCGCTGGCCGCCCCCTGCCTGACGTGCGCCGCGAATGCACCACCTGCGGGCCAACCGCTCCTGAGCCCACATGCACGCCGATGAAGCTCGCCAGCGGTGACGTGCTGTGCCTGGAGATGGAGTGCGACCACGACGGCGTCAGAGATAACTCGTACTGCGAGGAGGTCGGAGAGGAAGTGGTCTGCGCGATCCATTCCACCTTCGCCCCGGGCTTCGAGGACGCCTACGAGGTTGCCACCCACGCCGAGCCGTGGCCCTGCAAGCACAACAAGGCGGTGACCCCGTGATCCCCGGCGACTACGACAAGCTGTGGGACGAGTCCCGCGACGAGGCGCCCTTCGCCAACAGCGACGAGGGCTACGGCTGGATGGCAGCGAACTGCGACACCTGCATCCACGACAAGCCCGCACGACAGGGCGACGAGGGCAACGGCTGCCCGCTGCTGCTCCTCTCCCTCGTCGGCCGCCGCCCGGCGCAGTGGCTCGACGGTCCGCGCGACGAGCACGGCCGCTACTCCCGAGCCGGCCAGTACCACTGCGTCGAGTACCGGCACGAGGACGACGGCCCGTCCGAGCCGCAGCCGATCCCGGACCCGCCCGGCCAGTTGGGGCTGGTGCCGCGTGAGGGCTACGAGGGTGTGCGGATGCTGCTGCGGCCGAACCCGGCAGAGCTGGGGGTGTCGTGATGGGTGCGCACCGGCTGGCCTCCCGCGCCACACTCCGCGCCCAGGTGAAGCGCCTCGAAGCCGAAGCCGCTGACCTCGCCTGCCAGGTCGTGAAGGTCACCGGCGAGTTCGATGCCGCAGCGGTCGAGCTGTCCGGCGCTCTCGAAGACCGGCGTGCGGCCGACGAGCGGGCCAAGCACCTGGCCGGGCAGCTCGCCGAGGCCATGGCCGAGGTCCACCGGCTCCGGGCCGAACTCGCCGAGTCCGGCGCGGTCACCGTCCCGCCGGCCGAGCGCGACACCAGCCACCCCGCCGACATCGCCACGCACCCGATCCCCGCAGGCGACATGTGGGCCGACCCCACCCGCTGGCGCCACACCGCATAACCCCGCCTACTGCCCGCGCCCGGGGATGACCACAGGCCCCCGGCGCGGGCCACCACACCACCACACCAGCACCCAACCCGCACCAGGAGGTGACCCGCAGATGAAACACCTCAACGCCTCACCGCCGCACATCGCACCCGAACACCTCGCCCTCGGCACCTGCCCCACCTGCGGCCGGAAGTCCTACCTCACCCGCCGCGAAGCACGCCGCGCCGCCCGCGCCATCCACCCCCACACCGCCCTCCGCGCCTACAAGTGCGGCGACCACTGGCACAACGGCCACACCTCGGCCTGGAGAAAGCGAGGCGAGCAGCAGTGACCCGACCCCACGGCTACGCCCGCTACAAGCTCGACGGCTGCCGCTGCTACACCTGCGGCTTCGCCGCCGCCCAATACCGCGACGCCCGCGACCACGCCATCCGCCGCGGAACCTGGCAGCCCTACGTCGACGCCGAACCCGCCCGCGCCCACGTGCGTGAACTCCTCGCCTGCGGAATCGGTACGCGCACCATCGCAGCCCTCGCCCACCTCGACCGCAAGCAGGTGTACGTCCTCCTGCACGGCCGATCCGACCGCGGCACACCACCACCGGCACAGATCCGGCCGGCCACCGCCGCGGCGATCCTCTCCGTCGAGCCGACGTGGGAGAACCTGCCGGGCACGACCACCGTCGCCGCAGTCGGCACCGTGCGCCGTCTCCAGGCGCTGACCGCCAGAGGCTGGCCGCAGTCACGCCTCGCGGCCCGGCTGGACATGACCCCGGGCAACTTCGGGGCGCTCCTCGCACGGGAGCACGTCACCATCGCCACCGCGCGCCGCGTGCGCAGCCTCTACGACGAGCTGTGGCGCACCGACCCCCGTGACCACCGTGTCGCCAACCAGGCATACAGCCGGGCCCTCAACCAGGCCAAGGCCAAGCTGTGGGCTCCGGTCGGCGCGTGGGACGACGACACCATCGACGACCCGCAGGCGTACCCCGACTGGACCGGCCACTGCGGCACGTCCAGCGGCTACAACGCCCACTTCCAAAACGGTGTTCTGCCTGCTTGCCAGCCGTGCCTCGACGCCCGCAGCGCCCACCGCGCCGCAACCAAGGCGGTGGCGGCATGACCCACATGACCCGCGAGGAGCGTGCCACCAGAGCCCGCACCCTCTACCGAGCCGGCTGGAGCGACCCGGCCATCGCCGCCCACCTCGGCGTGTCCACCCGCACCGTGCTCCGCCTCCGCCACGAACCCACCCGCGCCCGGAAGGCCACGGTCGTCATCGACCGGCCCAGGCCCGCGGAGGGCTGGCACCGGCACGGCGCCTGCACCCGACCCACCCCGATCCCCGCGGACTGGGACGGCGACGGCACCACCACCGAGAGCATCGCCGCGCAGAACGTGTGCGTGTTGCGCTGCCCGGTCCGGGCCCTCTGCCTGGCCGAGGCCATGCACGGCGAGGGCGCGATGCCGACCCGGGGCCGCGGCGGGATCGCGGGCGGCCTGACCCCCGTGCAGCGGGCTTCTCTCTACCGCGCGCTGCGTTCCCGCACCCAGGAGGTGCCCGCATGAGCATCACCGGCCACGCCCCCGACAACCTGCCCCGCGGTGACTGGCGGGACCATGCCGCCTGCCGCGTGCTGGCCGACCCGGAGGTCATGTTCCCGCCGCCGGGAGCGCCGGCCCTCGTCGCCCGCAGCATCTGCGACGACTGCCCCGTCCGCAGGGCGTGCGCGAACTGGGCCCTCAGCAACCCGCAGGACGCGGCGTTCGGCGTGTGGGGCGGGCTGACGGAGCGGGAGCGGGCGACCATCCTGCGCCGCCGCGTGCCCCGGGACCCGGACCACCCGCAAGCCCCGCGCAAGGGCGGCCGGCCGCAGGCCGAGTGCGGCACGGCGTCGGCCTACGACCGGCACGTGAAGAAGCGCGAGCCGATCGACGACGCCTGCCGCGCGGCCAAACGTCGCCGCGACGCAGCACACCGGGCCAAGGCCGAGGCCGCAGCGTGACCGGCCACGACCCCACCACCAGCACACACACCGCGGGGGCCGACCGCCCTACGACCGGCCCCCGCACCGGCGCCGATACCGCCGACAACCTCAACAAGGAGCTGCAATGACCACCGTAACCCCCGCCAGCACCGCAGAACTCGACCTGCTCGCCACCAGCGGACCGACATCGCTGGTCATCACCATCACACCCGCCCTCGCCACGGACCTCCTGCGGCGCAACACCCACAACCGCAAGCTGCGGGACCGTGCCGTCGGCGACTACGCCCGCGACATGGCCTCCGGACGGTGGGCCGTCAACGGCGAAGCCATCAAGCTCGCCACCGACGGCAGTGTCCTCGACGGACAGCACCGCCTCCACGCCGTCATCCAGGCCGACACCGCCGTCGACATGTTCGTCGTCATCGGCCTCGACCCCGCCTCGCAGGAAACCATGGACGCCGGCCGCAAGCGTTCCACCGGCGACGTCCTCGGCCTCCGCAACGAAGACAACGCCGTCACCCTCGCCGCGATCCTCCGCCGGGTGTGGGCTTGGGAGCAGGGCGACCGCCGCTTCACCGGCCGCCAGTCCCCAACGACCGCCGAGTGCGCTGCCCTCCTCGTCGAGCGGCCCGAGCTGCGCCGCTCCACGGAGATCGCGGTCCGCACCCGCCAGGCATTTCCGCACATTCCGCAGTCGGTCCTCGGCACCTGCCATCACCTGTTCACCACCATCGACCCGGCCGAGGCTGCCTGGTTCTTCCAGCGGCTCAGCGACGGCGCCGAGCTGCCCGTCGGCCACCCGATCCTCGCCCTGCGGACCCGGGTCACCTCCGAGCGACTCGACAACGTGCGCCTGGCAGAAGACCGCTTCATGGCCTACCTGATCCGCACTTGGAACGCCGTGCGCGCTGGCCGGGACCTGGCCCGGCTGGTGCACAAGCCGGGCAGCGAGATCCCCACCCCGAAGTAGCAGTACCGCCGGGTCCGCAGCACCGCGGGCCCGGCACCGGACACGACGAAGCCCCGCCGAAGCGGGGCCCAGGGGAGAGAGGAGAAGCCGATGTCAGGTCTGCGGACGGTGAGTGTCACCCGCGGCCATTGCCTGTCGGTAGAACTCCGGGGACACCAGAACTGCCACGCGGTTCCTCTCCTTCTTGCGATCCACGACGAAGACAGGATCCACAAGGGCCGCGCCAAGCTCCAAGCCTCGCACCAACTCTTTGGCCTCTCCTTCCGTGATCTCGCAGCCCGTCAGCTCGCGCGGTCCAGACGCCCAGGGCGAACCCGCGATGTTGTGACGCGGCCGTTCGGCGCGGATGGCGTGAAGCTCGGCTGCGAGCGCGGCAGCGCGGGAGTCGTACCACTCGACAGTTTGGCGTGCGGCTTCGTGCCACCACGGCGCCTTGACCGCGTGGGCTGCGAAGCGCTGCTCCACGTTGTGCGTGATTCCGACGTAGAGCAGGGCGTCGTCCCCGTCGTAGAAGCGGTAGAGCGCGGTGGGGTGGTCGTCGAGATACATGGGGTTCCCCCTCGGTCAGTCCGAGGGGGATCCCCCCGGATCTCGGTCTGCTTCGACGGCTTCCGCGTCAGGCACGGGCACGATCGCTGCGATTCGACGGCCACGGCTCGTCACGTAGGTGATCCGGCCGCGGACGGCGGTCTCGTTCACGACGTCCGACAAGGACGCCCTCAGTTCTCGGATGCCGATCTCGGCACTTGTGGACGCAGGCATACGCACATAGTAACCGTGGTACCTTCGCGTACCCAAGTGTACACTAGTGACCCCACGGATATCCGTGAGCCGCCCTGACCAGGGGGTTTCACAGCCACGTCCTGATCAGTGCGAACGAGAGAAGAGCAAGCGTGAGGATCCGGCACTCCAGGCCAACGAGGGACTTCCTCCAAGTCCCCAACGCCACCGTGCGCGACGACCGCCTAAGCCATATGGCCCGCGGCATCCTTGTCGAACTCCTCAGCCGCCCCGACGGCTGGGACACCACCGCCGACTCGCTGTGGCGCGCCTCAAACGAACGCCACGGCAAGGCGGGCCCCGGCCGCCGCCAGTTCCGCGCAGCCTTCGCCGAACTGAAGGAACACGGCTACCTCACGCCGAGTCGAGAGGTACTCCCCGGTGGCCAGCACACCACGATCCTCACCCTCACCGACGTGCCACACGGTGGTACGTCGGCGCGAGCAGGGGAAACCCCGAAGCCCGCAGGTCACACCGACGTACCACATGGTGGTACGTCGGACCGAACTGGGGGAACGCGCAATGGCGCAGGTGGGGCCGACGTACCACATGGCGGTACGCCGGAAGCCCACTCCGACGTACCAGGTGGTGGCACGTCGGAGTCACCTGCACAAACCCCCAACACCGCAGGTCGCACCGACGTACCAGCCTGTGGCATCCCGGCCGGACCTGCGCAAACAAGCAAAACCCCAGGTCACTCCGACGTGCCACACGGTGGTACGTCTAAGAACGAATACGGGAAGACGAATACGGGAGAAGAAACAAATACTCCTGCGCTTCGCGCAGATGATTCCCTCACCGGTCCACTCGCCCTCGACAGCAGCGGCAACGCCGCCCCCCAGCGCGACTACCAACTCGAAGCCTTCGGCGCGTTCTGGCTCGTCTACCCCCGCAAGCGCAACCGCGAAGACGCCCGCAAGGAGTGGATAGCCGCCATCGACCGCGGCGCCACCCCCGAACACATCGTCCAGGCTGCCAAGGCATACGCCCACGAACGCGCGACTGAGGACCCCCGGTACACGCCGTACCCCGCCACCTGGCTCCGTCGCGGCGCCTACGACGACGAACCCGACCAGCCGCCACTGGCCGCGCCGTTCGCCAGCGGTCAACCCACCCCCAGCAACGTCATCGCGCTGCCCAACCAGCACCGCCCGTCCACCACTGACGCCCGCGTGCAGCAGGCCATCGACGTCGGCAGCCGCCTCCAGGCCGCCGCCGACGCCGCCCGCGCTCAGGAGAACCGATGACCGAAACGATCACCTACAAGGAAGTGGGAACGTTCCTCGGCCTCGCTGCCGCCCGCGACCAGCGCACCGTCGGCGACGCCGACGTCCTCGCCTGGCACGCAGACCTCAACGCCGCCCGCATCAACTACGCCGCCGCCGAGGCCGCCCTCACCCGCTTCTACCTGGAGATGGCCTCCCGCAAGCCCGAGGACCGATTCCGCGCCACGGCCGTCGACATCATCGACCTCGCCCGCAAAGCCCGCCGCGACCGCCTCACGAACTTCCAGTACGAGCCGCCACCCGGCGACGAGGACCCGAACTACCTCGCCCGCCTCCGCGGACAGATCGCAGCCACCGCCGACGGCCATCGGCCCGCCGACCCGGTCCCGCCCGCGCTCGAAGGCGGCTCGCCCCAAGCCCTGGCGCGCGTCCTCGAAGGCGTCGGCCGGGAGATACCCGCCGAACCCGGCGAGGAGGAAGCCCGCGAGGCGGCCAAGCCCCGGCCGTTCAGCGTGCAGTGCCCGGCATGCCAGGCCCGGGTCGGCCAGCACTGCCGGTGGCCCGGAGGGAAACGTCGACCAACCCACGGCGCCCGGAAGCGAACCGCCCTTGGTGAACCCGTAGCCGACCCGGCCGCCGCACGCGAGGAAGAACGCCGCCGGACCGCCGCCGCGGAAGCCCTCGCCCGCCTCACCCCCGAGCAGCGCGCCCAGATGGACGCCATCAACCACCAGGAGCCCGCATGAAAGCCCTCACCATCCGTCAGCCCTGGGCCGACGCCATCACCCACGGCTCGAAGCGCGTCGAGAACCGCACCTGGACGACGAACTACCGCGGTCAGATCCTCATCCACGCCGGCGCCACCGACGACCGCCACGCCATCCTGCCGTTCGGCGAGAACACCGCCCGCCGCAACTACCCCGACACCCGCAGCGCGATCCTCGCCGTTGCCAACCTCACCGACTGCCACGCATACGCCGACTGCTGCGAGCCGTGGGGCAACTGGGACGTCTACCACTGGCAGCTCTCCAACGTTCGCCCGCTCCAACAGCCGGTGCCGTGCAAGGGCCGGCTCGGCTTCTGGACCCCGCCCGCCGAGGTCCTGGCCGCCGTCGAGAAGCAGCTCGCGGAGGTGTCCGCATGAAGCGCAGCCTCGCCCGCCTCCTCGACGCACTCACCCACACCGGACCCGGCTACAACCCGCCACACCAGCCCCGCCGCGGCGACGACATCGACCAATGGCTGAAAGCCCAGCGCGACGCGGCAGCCGACCACCCGGAGGCGTACCAGGCCGCGGACGGACTGCTCGACCTGTACCGGCTGCACGCCGACACCCGCACCCCCCTCACCGAACACGTCTGCGAGGGACGGGTCATCGGCGACTGCGAGTGCTTCGAAGGCGGTGCCCGATGACCGGCCAGCACTCGCTCCGTGTCCGCCTTCACGGAGGCCGGGCCGTCCACGCCGCCCGCGAGCTGCCGATCTCCGGCGGCACCGAAACCGCCTGCGGCTACTTCATCGACGTCCTCGCCGACAACCACTGGCTCGACGACGACGCCGAGATCACCTGCCGCCGCTGCATCCGCGCCATCAACCGAGAGGCCAACCGATGACCGGCCAGCTCCAGATCCCCGAGCCCACCCCCGGCACCATCAACGCCGCCGCCGGCGAACACGCCAAGCAGACCGGCATGACCCGCGTCGACCAGCTCGACCCCGACTGGGCCACCGACTGCGACGCCCGCATAGCCAAGTTCGCCGCCCTCGGCATCCCCTTCCAAGCCGCCGACCTCGTCGCCGACGGGCTCGACGAGCCGCCGCACCCCAACTGCTGGGGCCCCCGCTTCCGCGCCGCCGCCCACGCCGGAGTCATCCGCTTCCACGGCTACGCCAAGTCGAAGCGCGCCACCGTCCACCGCTCCATCTGCCACGAGTGGATCGGCGCCGAGACCGAGGAGCGTGCCGCATGATCTCCGTTCGCGCGTCAGTTGCCCTCACCGCCTACGTCGCCACCATCCCGGCCGCGAACATGCTCGTCACTCACGTCGGTGCCGTGCCAGTCGGCTTCGGCTATGCCGCACCCGCCGGCGTGTACATGGTCGGCCTCGCCCTCGTCCTCCGTGACCTCGCGCGGGAAGCCGCCGGACGCGCCGCCATCCTCGCCGCGATCGCCACAGGAGCGGTGCTGTCGTGGCTGCTGGCCACCCCAGAGTTGGCCATCGCCTCCACCGCGGCGTTCGCCCTGTCCGAGACGCTCGACTACGCCGTATACGAACCACTCCGCCGACGCGGCCTGCTGGTCGCGATGGCCGCCTCCAACGCGGTCGGTCTCCTCGCCGACAGCGTGGTGTTCCTGTGGCTCGCCTTCGGGTCCCTCGCGTTCCTGCCCGGCCAACTCGTCGGCAAAGCCTGGATGACGGCCGCCGCCATCACGGTGATCTTCGCCTGGCGCGCCCGCAGGCCGGAGGCGACCGCATGAAGTTCTACCTCGGCGCCAAGCCGCACTTCATGGCACACACCGACGTGCCGCTGTTCGTCTCCGACACAACTCTGCGCGGCATACGGCGCCTACCCGAAGCCCGCGGCCCGTGGGCGCTGGACTCCGGCGGATTCACTCAACTGTCCGAACACGGCACCTGGGGCAGCGGACCCAGCCCCCGCCAGTACGTGGAACAGATCCGCCGGTACGCGGAGCACATCGGCCGCTTGGAGTGGGCCGCGCCGCAGGACTGGATGTGCGAGGACGTCATCATCAACGGCGGCCCCATGCCCGGCGGCAAGCACGCCCCCGGCACCCGCCTGAGCGTGGCCGAGCACCAGCGGCGGACCGTGGCGAACTTTTGCGAGCTCCGCGCGCTGAACTGCCCGGTGCGGATCATCCCCGTGCTGCAGGGTGACCGGCCGGCCGCCTACGAGCAGTGCGCCACCCTCTACGAGCGGGCCGGCGTCGACCTCACTCGCGAGCCGCTGGTGGGTGTCGGGAGCGTGTGCCGCATTCAGGACACCCCGCTCGCCGCGGAGGTCATCCACACCGTCGCGGGCATCGTCGGCCCGGGCCGGGCGCACGGCTTCGGCTTCAAGACGGAGGGGCTCCGGCGCGTCGCGCACCTGCTCGGCACAGCCGACTCGATGGCCTGGTCCGCCCAGGGCCGACACACCCCCGGCGACGGCTGCGACTTCCGGCTTCCGCGTTCCCGCGGCCCGCACAAGAACGAAGCGAACTGCCTGCGCTACGCCCTCGCCTGGCGCGAAGGCGTCCTCGCCGCCATCGAGAAGGGCATGACCGCCCCCCGGCAGCTCTCCCTCCTCGACCTACCGGTCGAAGACCGACTGGAGCGTGCAGCGTGAGTCGCTACAGCGTCCCCATGCCCGACGACATCCGCGCCATCTCCCGCACCGGACAGCACCCCGCCCTCGCCGTCACCTGCCCCCACTGCGGCGCCCACGACCGCGCACCCTGCACCACCCGCAGCGGACGGCGCCGCATCACCGACGCGCCCGTCCACCCCGCCCGCATCACCGCGTGGGTCATCGCCACCGCCGTCTGCCCCGCCTGCCAGGTGGCGCCCGGCACCCCCTGCCGGGTCGGCGGCCGAGCGATCCCCGAACCCCACCCGCAGCGCGTACAGGAAGCCGAGGTCACCGCATGAGCCCCACCCGCATCAAGCGCGAACGCACCCGCGGGTGGCGTGCACCCGAAGGCGCCATCTACGTCGGACGCGGCACCGCCTGGGGCAACCCCTACGCAGTAGTCCGCCAGGCCGACGGCCTCTACGGCATCCCCGACCCGATCGACAGCCTCAGCACCTGGGCCACGTTCGACTACGAGCGCGACGCCCGCGCCGAAGCCGCCCTCCTGTTCCGCGCCTGGATCGCCGAGCGACCGACCCTGATCGCCCGCGCACGCCGCGAGCTGGCCGGCCGGAACCTCATGTGCTGGTGCCCGCTCGACCAGCCCTGCCACGCCGACGTGCTCCTGGAGTTGGCCAACGGGGGCGACCAATGACCGGCCCCTACCGCGTCCTCGTCACCGGCTCCCGCGACTGGCCCGCCTCCAACGTGGTGTGGGCTGCCCTCAACAACGCCCGCGACGAAGCACTCATCACGGGCCGGTCACTCGTCGTCGTCCACGGCGTCTGCCCCACTGGTGCCGACGCCCAAGCCCGCGACTGGTGCCTCACCGCCAACGGCTTCGTCAACGGCGTCACCGAGGAACACCACCCCGCCAACTGGCGGATCAACGGGCGCCGGGCCGGGTTCATCCGCAACGCCCACATGGTCTACCTCGGCGCCGACCTCTGCCTCGCCTTCATCCGCAACGGCAGCCGCGGCGCCAGCCACACCGCCGGACTCGCCGAACAAGCCGGGATCCCAGTCAGGCGGTGGACCACATGACCACCGCCTACGACCGGCTCCTCGCCGAGGAGATACCCATCCGCCCCACACCACCGCCGCACACACCCCAGCCCGCCGACTACCACAGCGCGTGGACCGAAGCCGAACAAGCCCAGCACCGCGCCGACCTCCTCGCCGCACTCGACGCACACCACGCCCACATCCGCCACCGGCACCTCCACGCCATACCCGAACAGGACGCCGCCTAATGGCCCGCAGCCCCGCAAACCAGCCCGCCCTCGGCGACCACCACCACCCCATCCCCACAACACCCGACACCGTCCCAGCCGGCTGCTGGTGGTTCACCGACCCCGACGGAGCCCTGTGCCTCCTCCCCGGATGCATGGCCCGCAGCCAAGACCCCGAGGCGGACTGCACATGCGACACGCTCGGCGCCCGCCTGGAGCGTGCCGAACGGAAGCTGCGGGACGAGCGGGCCGAACGGCAGTACGCCGAGGGCTGGTACCAGGCACTGCACGCCGCCCTCGACGCCCACCCCGCCGGACCAGACATCCGAGCCGACGCGCGGGCCAGAAGAGCCGCAACCCAAACCCGACCGTAGATCTACGACAGGACATCCCATGTCCACCAGCCAGCATCGCCGCTGCCGTGGCTGCGGCCGACCACTTCGGGACCCCGTGTCGCTCGCGGCCGGTATGGGTCCGGTGTGCCGGCGTGCGGTTCGCGGGCCGGAGCCACTGCGGGTGCATGAAGGGGTGGTTCCTGCGGTGTCCGGCCAGCTCGAACTGCCGGGCTGCGGTGAACTGCCAGCCACCTCCCCGCTCAACCACCGTCGTGTCCGTCGCCGCGGGCCGACCGTCGACCTACCCGACATCGCCCACTACCCCGGAGGACCCCCATGACCGCTGTCCCGAACGAGCCGTTCCTGTCCGTTGCCGTGCGCTGCTTCGTCGTCGGTGCTGTCGGCACTGCGGTGGTGAACGCGGTGTGGTGGCTGATGGCCGGGGGGCCGATGCCGCCGTGGGCGTCGCTCGTCACGTCGATGGTGGTGATGGCGGCTGCTGGTCGGGTGGCTGCGTACCGGCGTGAGCGTGCGTGGCGGCGGGTGATCGCCGCCTACGAGTTGCCGTCGTTCGGTGCGGATGGCGGGGACACGCCCGGTCGTCCGCCTGCTGTCTGATCCCTTTCGTTTGCCCGGCCGCCGTGCGCGGCCGGGCCCCTGCACCCGGAGAACCTGATGACCGCACAGCCTGGCCGCGCGATGACGATGCGCGAGATCCGCGAGCAGTTGGGCCACGCCACGCCCGGCGTGCCCGCCCCCACCGTGCAGCCGACCCGATACGTCGTCTCCTGTCTGCCCGAGGGCGATGACACCGACCGGCATCTCTTCGCCATCCAGGTGGAGTACCGCGGCCGAGACCGGTGGGCCGTCGTCCGCCACGGCCAGTGCCTCACCGCCGACGGCTCCTGGGATTGGGAGCACGTGCCGTCCGAGCGCACCGACGAGTGGCTGGCCGCGCACCGGTTCGACGTGGACACGGCGCTGCGCCTCGCGAAGGAGCAGGCACCGCTGATCACCGTGAACGGCTTCACCGTGTCCGACGCACTGCGCATGCACGCTGAGAGGAGCACCCGATGACCGAGCCCAGCATCCCCGAGACGCGCACTGTGCGCCCGCTGGACGGCCGTACAGGCGCTCCGGTGGATACGCCGCCCCCGAAAGAGGCCCGTGAAGGGGTCTGCGCGCCCGTCTCCCGGCCTGAACTGCCCTTGGGGCCCCTGGCTATCTCGCACTCTAAGAGCGCCAGCGAGGCGTACAGCCACTCGATCGACCGCATGCAGCGAGGAGCGCGCCCATGACCACCCCTGAACTCCCCGCAAATGACTGGCGCAGAACCGTGTACGGGCGCAGTCAGATCAGTGGCAACGACTCCCGCCGTCGCCCTCGTACCGCTGAACGTGCGCGGCTGATCGCCGAGCACCGCAACCGGTGCCTCTACTGCCAGATACCCATCGGCGCCGAGATCCTGCGCGAAAACAGTTTCGTCACACTCCGCCTCAACTGGGATCATTTCGCGCCCTACGCGTACATCGCGCGGAACCCGCAGGACAACTGGGTCCTGGCCTGCCACGTGTGCAACAACATCAAACAGGGGCGGATCTTCCAGACCGTTCAAGAAGTACGCAATACGATCCTGCCCGAGCGGCTCACCAAGGGCTACGAAGATCCACTTTCTGTGTGTCGCCGTCTCGGAATCGTCATCGATCACGACCCCTGGCCCGACCGCCTGTGCGTCGTGAAGCAAGCCACGATTCACAGTGCAGCTCCGTCAAAGGCCGGGTTCTGGAAGACTGCATGCGGCCTGGAGAAGCCAGCCGTTCTGTGGCGCACGCCGGCCAAGGCGACGCGGTACTGCGCGGACTGTGCGGTGGCTGTGAGCGGAGCGACGCGAGCCGACGGGCAGGGCGTGGCGTCATGAATCACGGCAACACTTCCCTCCCCACGCTCACCGACCGAGTCGCCGCGCTCGCCGAAGTGGAGCGGGCGGTGCGGCAGGTCGCCGCCAACTGCTCCTACCGGCCGGGCGACGGCTGCGACTTCTGCAACGGCGTGGATGCGGCACTGGAACAGGTCCGTCGCCTGGCCGCCGAAGCGCAGCGCACCGAGAGCGTGCCGCCGGCGGGCGCACAGGACCGCGAGGCCCCCACCCATCCCGCCTATCTCCGTGCTGTGGTGTTGTCCGCTCTCGCCGGCTGCGGTGTGCAGGTGCCCGCCGCGCGTGCGCAAGCGGCTGCGGAGACCGTGCTCGTGCACCTGGCCGACGCGCAGCAGCCCGGCGGCGGCGCAGTCCGCGTCACCTCCGGCAGCAGCGAACGCCGCGACCGGTACGCCGCAGCAGTCCGCCACCTGCACGAGACCGGCGGCCTCTACGCCCTCGACGCAGGCGAGGACGGGCGCATCGCCGACGCCGTGACGCCCGTGGCCGACGCCGAGCAGCACGCGGTGTACCGGCTGCTGTCCGAGTCCCGCATCCGAGAAGCCCGCCTGCGGGAGGAGAACGAGGGGCTGGACGAAGCACTTCGGGGGGCGATCTCGGCGGCCGAGAAGGACAGCGCCCGCCTGCGCGGCGAGCGTGACCGGGCGCGTGAGGTGGAGGTCCGACTGGAGAACCAGCTCGCCGCCATCCTCGGCGAGTGCGACGCCATCGACAGCGACGTGCACGGCAAGAACCCTGTGGCGCTCGCCGGAATGCGCGACGCTGTCGCACGCATCCGCGCCGTACACGACGACGAGCCGACCCCCGGGCCAGCGCCGACCGCACTCAAGCACCGCGGCGGCAATGCCGAGGACTGCCCCGCCTGCCACGACACCAACCCGCCGTACCCGTTCCTCTGCCCCGGCCCCGGCAGCGAGGAGCCCCCGTGCTGACCCCAACGTCATCAAGTGCAGAGAACAATCTCCGCGCCCAGGTACGTGCGGCCCTCATCATCAGCGGTCTGAGCCAAGCCGAGGCCGCCCGGCGGCTCGATCTGTCCACCAAACACCTCAGCCAAATGCTCACCGGTCGGGCCACCCTCACCCTCTCTTGGGCCGACAGCCTCCTCTCACTCTGTGGCATGCGCGTCAGCGTCGCCGTGTCCCTCATCACCGACCCGCGCGACATCGGCGACGACGGAGCCGCATCGTGACCGGGCCGCGGGGACTCACAGACACGGAACTCGAAGTCCTCCGCGGAACCGCGGCCGGCGACACCTACAGCGAGATCGGCCACCACATCAACCTCACCACCAAGAGCGTGGCGAACGTAGCCACCCGCGTCATGCGCAAACTCGGCGCGGTCAGCATGCCCCACGCCGTCTACCTCGCCACCCGCACCGGACTCCTCGACGCCCCCCTCGACAACCCCCTGACCGGCCGGCAGCTCGAAGCCCTGCTCTGGACCGCCCTCGGCTACACCGCGCAGCACGCCGCCGACCAGATGGGCACCTCCCTCGACACGGTCCGCTGGCTTCTGCGCACCGCCCACCACCGGCTCGGCGCGCGCACCGCCACCCACGCCGTCGCCCTCGCCATGGCCGCTGGCCTCATCACCCCAGCCCACATCACCACCGGGCGACAGGAGCACGCCGCATGACCAGCACCCCACTCACCCAGACCCGCCCCGAACCCAGCCGGCCCCTCATCCGCGCACTCCAGCGCCAGATCGAGCAGCTCGCCAACAGCATCCCCGGCAAAGACGCCCACCGCACCGCAGCCGGCTGGGTGTACATGACCTGCATCCACGCCTGGGCAGCCGACCACCACCTCATCGACGGCCGCCTGAACGCCGACGCGCAGCCCGCACGGCGGCAGTTCCTCGCCCAGGGCGGCACCGACCTGGCCTGGCTCACCTACGCCGTCGCCGACACCGCCGTCCACCCCTGCGCCTGGACGCTCCTCGACCCCGCCTACGACAACCCCGTCCGCCACGCCTCACCCAGTGAGACCGCCGGCAGCCGCCTACTCCACTGGTGGGCCGAAGACGCCCCCACCCTCGCCTACCCCGTCGAGAGCGGGCCGGGCACGATCACCGGCTGGATCCTCGGCGACCTCCTCCAACTCGTCACCGACGAACGCCGCCTCGCCCACGCCCTCGCCCAATCCCCCTGGTGGCTCGCCGACGGCATCCTCGACCGCACCCTCATCCCCGCCGCCGCGGAGTTCCGCAACGAGACGCTGCGCCTGATCGACCCCACCTGCGGAACCGGCCACTTCCTCATCCGCGCCATCGACATGCTCTGGGAGCTGTACACCACCGGCCAACTCGCCCCGCGGCAGATGCACATGGACGGCGTCACCGGCTGGACACCCATACCCCCGGCCGCGGCGGCCCGCCGCATCCTCGCCGGCGTCGACGGCATGGAACTCGACCCGGTCACCGAGGCCGTGTGCCGACTCCGCGTCACCGTCTACCTCGCCCACCTACTCCACGAGGCCGGCGCCCTACCCGGGCCGCTGCGCCTGGACGCGATACCGCACCGGCCGATGCCTCGCATCAGCGTCGGCGACAGTCTCCTCGCGGGGAAGGTCAGCCGCGCCGAGTACGCGCGGCTGCGCCCTGCCCAGGCCCGCATCGTCAACCTCGGCACGGACGGCGGCACCGACACCCCAGCCGACGACGGCAGCGGGCCGGGCGCGGAGGCGGACCCGGTCCCCGTCGTGCTTCCGCAGGGCGCCGAGCGCGAACAACTCGCCCTCTTCTCCTGACCGCCTTCGCCCGAGTCGCGCAACAGGTAGACGCGCCCGCCTTAAAAGCGGCTCAGTGCCGGTTCGAATCCGGCCTCGGGCACAACCCACACGACGCTGAAGGGAACCTGATGACCAACCCCAACCCCAGCCCCGACTGCTGCGGATGGGCCTTTGCCCGCCGAGTACTCACCGACCCCGCCCGGCAGCGCGAGACGCTCGCCAGCCTCGACCGGGCTCTCGAAACCCTCACACCGACTGTCGCCCCCGACACCTTCCGCACCACCCCGGAGACCACCATGACCACACCCGTCAACTACGGCTGCTGGGACTGCCCCGACTTCCGCACCACCAGCCACGCCGAACTGAAACGCCACACCCGCGAACAGCACCCACCGCCCGAGCGCTGCGGCGATCTGTCGCCCACTGACCCGTTCGGCGCCATTCGTGAGGAGTGCGTGCTGCACCCCGGCCACTACGGCAGCCACGCCAACGACCACGGCACGCGCTGGCAGCTAGCCGAACGCTGCGTCGGCTGCGACTCGGAAGAGATCGTCTACCACAACTACCGGAACCAGCCGTTCTGCGAGCACTGCGCCAACTGCTCCTGCCGCCAGACCCCGTGCGCCCGAACCGCCGCCCACTGCGGCGAGGAGTGCGCCGACGGCCACGTCCGAGCCGGCCGCTGCACGCGGCGCGACGCAGCCCCACCCGCCCCGTGGGTACCCATCGACCTCACCACGCCCATCGGCGAACTGATCAACGGGCTCAGCCTGGACACCATCCGCGAGGTCTTCCGCCTCCTCGGCAAAGACATCGTCATCCAGCCCGCCAAGAAGCTGACCGTGACCGACGACTTCACCCCGCCCCCGCCCGGCAGCACCCGCGAGCAGCTCCCCGACCACCTGCTCCGCCTGATCGACGTGCCGCCGTACACCAGCACCGCATGTGAGACGGCCCGCGAGTGCGAGCGCGTAGTCGACGTCCACACCGAACACGCCGAGGAACTCCGGGCGGCGGCCGACCACCTCCACGACAGGTGTCGCCGCAACAACAAGTTCACCGGTGTCCCCTGCGGATGCGACTGCCACGGCATCGAGGAGCAGCCGTGACCGACCCCAGCCCCGCCGACGAACTCCGCACCGCCGCCGCACGCCTGCGGGCGCTCGCCACCGCCGCCACCCCCGGCCCGTGGCGCCAGCACGACACCCACCTCGGCCAGTACGGGCACACCGCGACCGTCCTGTCCGGCGAGCGCAACGACACCGAACTCCGCGCCTGGTTGCCGACGATGAGCCAGGAATCGTGGGACGAGACCCGCAACGTGTGGGCCGACGCCGCCTACATCGCCGCCATGCACCCCGGCATCGGCCTCGCCCTCGCCGACTGGCTGGAGCACGCGGCCCAGCAAGAGGCGTACACCCTCGCCGAGTGGGGCCACCGCGGCGGTGGCGGCCCCCACGCCCTCGCCGTCGCCCGCACCATCAACCAGGAGCAGCCGTGACGTGGGAGCGGCAGGAGATCACCACAGCCTGTGACTCCTGCCGCGCCTACTGGAACACCCTCCAAGACCTCGGCGCCGAATGGGACGCTGCCGGCCGCCCCATCGACCCCGACGGCTGGGGCCAGCAGATCGCCTCCGCTCTCGCCATGTACGGCGGACACCTCGCACACCACCTCGACAGGAGCCAGCCATGACCGACCCCACCGTGACCGACATCGTTCTCGCCTTCGTCGCCCTCGCCCTGGCCGCGGCTGCTGTCTGGTGCGCGGTCGACACCAGCCGGCACGCCCGCCGCGCCCAAGCCGCTCACCGGGAAGCCGCCGGCCACCGGGCACGAGCCGAACTCGCCGCCCTCAAAGCCGCACGCATCCGCCGCCACCACTGACCCCCGCCCGGCCGTCCCCCTCCGGCCGGGCTGGCGCAACTCCCGCACCAACCCAACGAACCGCACATACCGTGTACCAACACAACACAGGGGGGCGCACATGGACGACGGAGAGCAGACAGAGACGACAGCCAGCCACATGGACATCGTCCTGAACGAACAGGGGGAGACGTTCCTCCCGACATGGGCAGTCGTAGACCTGCTCCGCTCCGTGGCGATCGTGATGCGCGGAAACGAAGACGACCCAGACGTGTCGATCGGGATGTTCGCGCGGATCCTGGACCGAAACGCTGACGCGCTGGAAGTCCGCGCCATCGAAGCGACGACTCAGGCGGGCGAGCCAATGGCCTGACCGCCGCACACGACGACGCCCCGCCCAACCGGGCGGGGCGCTCACACGTCGCCGGGGTCGGGCCAGCCGGCCGACGACTCCGCCGACGGGCGCGGAACGAGACCGGTCACTCCGCGGCCCCCAAGGACTCCCACCTCCACGGGGTGTGCGTCGTATGGCGTCGCTCCCTGCCACATGCCTTGCAGTGCCTCGGCCGAATCCGCATGGGGACGACTGCGTGCAGGGGCAGCAGCCAGTCACCTTCGACTTGCAGATGGTCGCCCCGGTGCTGGCCACAGCGGCCGCAGATCCAATAGCCGTCCGAGCCGTCGGGCTGGACCGGGCCTTCACGGAACCAGTGGTCCGTGACCAGCGGCGGCCGGGCAGTCACGGCCGCCACCTCCCGCCCGGGCGCACCGATTCCGCGAACGGGTCGACGATCCCACGGAACCGGTGGCCGCATGGCAGCCACCGGGCCAGCAGCGCCGTCTCATACACACCGAACTGCGGGTCCTCAAGCCGCTCATCCACGCGCTCGGCTACCGCACCACACCCAGGGCAGCGCGGCAGAGGCGGCAGAGGCTCACCCCGCGCAATGGTGCCGAGGGCCCGCACGGGGCGGCTGTTCAACTGCCAGCGCAGCTCGGCCATCTGCTCGGCTGTCAGCTCCTGCACGCTCACGGCCGCCACTCCTCGCGGTAGTCGGGGTGGTCCGCCGTCATCGGGCACCGCTCTCGTCGTAGGAGGGGACGATCTCGCCGTCACCGCAGCACTCGACGGTCTCGTCCTGGACCTCCTCGCCGCACGAGTTGCACCACCAGTAGACCGGCTCCGACTCCTCAGCTGTCATCACGCTGCTCCTCTTCGTGGCGGCGCGCATCGTAAGCCACCTGCCTTCGCCGCCATTTGACCGCTCCATCGAATAGGCCCGTGTCTTCCAGAAAGTCGATCGCTGCCAGCTTGCCAGCCCGCTCTGCTTCGTAACTGGAGGCGCCCGCGGCTCGCGACTCGCGAGTCACCCTCGCTGCCAGCAGGTCAGCTTCTCGGGTGAGACGCCCTCGGAGAGGTGCGAGCTCGTTCCGGCGCTGAACCTTTTCGGTGCTGGGCGTCTGGTACTCCAGCGTGCCCATCAAGTTGTGCGTGGGACGTTCTTTCGCTATGGCTTCGAGCTCAGCGATGTATGCGTTGCGGCGCCCCGCGTGCCACTCTTCGGTGCGGCGTGTGACTGCCGGCCACCAAGGTTGTTGCCTGTGGGCCTGGCAACGGTGGTCCGGGTCGTAGGCCGAGCCGATGTACAAGAGGTTGCCCTCGGAGTCCCACAGGCGGTACACAGCGGCACGGCGGGGCTTGGCGGCGGAGTCGCTTGACGCGCTCATCGGTGGTCTCCTCGGAGGCGAGGCCGAACCAACCGGCCGCTGCTACTCGGGTGCATCCTGCGGCGAGTCCTTCCTCGGGCGTTGTGTCCAGCGGCCTGCCCCACGCTCGATGTCTTGGACCGTGCCGAGTGACACGCCCAACTGTTCGGCGATCTTGCGGTAGGGCACCTTCTGCTCGCGCAGTTCGAGGACGACCTGCCGCCGGTACTCGTGGAACTTCTTGTTGCGCTTCGCTTGGTCCTTCAGGAGCAAGCCGATCACGCGCGCCCGGGCCAGCGGGTCGGTCATCGCTTCCACTTCGTCGAGAGCGTCGAACACACGCTGCGCCTCCTGGTCGATGGGTTCTTCGGTCATCCCGTTCCTCATCTTCGGGAGCCGCTTGCCTAATTGTATGGGTGCCCATACATTGGTGACAAGCAGCCCACGCTGCCAATGCACAAGGCCCTGGTTCGTGGTCGCACACGAACCAGGGCCGCACCAAACCGACGGTGCCCGGTGGTCGCACACCGGGCACCGTCAAGCCCCGGCCCGTGGTCGCACACGGGCGCGGGAGTCACCCCTACCTGCGCTACCAGGAGGAATGACCATGCCGGATGCTATCGGCACCCACGCCGACCCCGACAGTCCGACGCAACGCGTCGTCCAGCTCCTCACCGCTACCCTCACCGGGCTCGACGGCACGATCAGCCGCGCCGGTGGGCCCGGCGTTCTCGACGTGCCGCTGCTCCTCGGCCTCCACGCCCGCCGCATCCACGGCAGCAACGGGCCCGCCGTGAGCGACGACGTGGAGGCCGCCCTCAAGGTGATCGGCAACCCGCACGAGCCGACCCCGCCGCGCCTGCTCCACCGCCGCATCCAGATCGCCCTCGACGAGGGAGTGACGCTGTGACCGCCGTCGAGCCGGCCGAGCCCGGTACCCAAGAGCAGCAGTGCGACGGCAGCGGCGGCTATGTCGAGGACACCTCCGGAGACGGCATCGTCCGGCAAACGTGGCGCAACTGCTGCGCCCACCCCCGCACCGACGGGCAGCAGCGTCAGCACGTGGGGCGGGCCGGCTGATGGCTCTCTTCCGCAGTGACCGCGAACTCGCCGACACCAAGTACAGCGGCAAGCAGTCCGCCTCCGACCGGGCCTCCGCCAGGCGCCGCGCCGACCACCGCAAGCCCGGTGGCGGCGCGGACCGTGCGCTCCGCGCCGGCCAGGACTGGGACGACGCCCAACGGCACGCCGACATCCGACGCAACAGCCAACGCAGCTAACCCCCGAACCGGCCGGGCCCGCCTCCACCCCTAGGGCGGGCCCGGCCTCGGAGCCGACCGTGAACCTTCCACACCCCACCACCACCGCCATCCCCGCACTCCTGTGGCACCTCCTCACATGGCGCCTCCACGGACCGCTCATCAGCCTCTGCGACGCCATCGCCCTCGCCCACATGCTGGAGCGGCTCGGCACCCGGACGGAGCCCCGGTGACCCGCCTACGCCCCCGGCTGCGGGACGAACTGTGCGGGCCGCTCGCCCGCTGGACGTTCACCGCCCTCGCCCTCCTCGCCGCGCTCGGCGACTTCAGGCCCGGCGTCCTCGTCATGGGCGCCGCCGCGGTCGCCTCCTGGCGCGCACACCACCACCGCATCCGACGATCCCGCAGGGGAGCACGACGACGATGACCGCACCCGCCGCCCACTGGGCACAGGCCAACCCGCTCCCGGCTGCGGTCCTCGCGGTCGGTGTCTGCGGGCTGCTCGTCCTCGCCGGGTGGCTCATCGTCCGCGGCCTGCGAGCCGCCGCCCGGCCCTCCGCGTCCGTCGTCGTCGCGTCGATCGGCGCCGCCGCCTGCACCGGCTACACCGCGGACACGAGCTGGCGGTTCGCCGCGCACCGGCTCGGCATGCACAGCCAGAACGAGCGGCTGTTCTTCTTCGCCGCAGGGGAGATCGCGCTCCTCGCCTGCGCGCTCCTCGCCCGAGCCCACAAACGCGCCACCACCACCGACACCACGGCCGGCACCTCGGGAACGCCCGGCGTCCTCGTGTGGGTCATCACCGGCGTCCAGGTCATCCCCGCCCTCACCGAGTCCGGACTCGTCGGCGGCACGGTCCGCGCCGTCATCGGGCCCGTCATGGCCGGCATCCTGTGGCACCTCGCCATGGGGCTGGAGATTCGCATCGCCCGCCCGCAGGCCCTCGCCTCCGGGCTGCTGGCCGTCGTCGGACGCGAGTTGCGCGAGCGGGTCCTGTCCTACGCGGGGCTCGCGACCCGGGACCGGGACGCCGAGCAGATCACCCGCGACCGTGCCACCGCCCGCGCCGTCCGCCTCGCCTCCCGCGACCGCCTTGGCCCGTGGGGGAAGAAGCGGCTCGCCGCCGCGGTTGCCCGCGCGCAGGTCGGTGTCAACGGTCAGCAGCGGCACCAGCTCATGCAGCTCCTCGCCGCACGGCGCGGTGCCGCCGCGCTGAAGGACGTACCCCTGCCGTCGCTGTGGACCGTCGAGGCTGTACCCGCCCCGTACCTGCGTACCCCGCACGGCATCACCACGGCCGAACTCAAGCGCCTCGACCGGTTCGATGCGGTACGCCGGGTGGCCGCCGCGCACCCGGATCGCACCCCGGCCGGACTCGCGTCGCTGTGCACCGGGTACGGCGTACCCGTCACCGAGACGCTGGTGCGGATGGCCACCCGGGCGGGCAATCCGCCACGCCTGGACACGGCCACCCCCGCCGTACCCGACCCGGTCGAACCGCCCGCACCCGAGGCCGTACCCGCACCCGAGGTACAGGCCGTACCCGCGGCCCCACCAGCACAGACACCCGTACCCGCCGACGTACCCGACACCGAGGTACACCCCGAGGTACAGGACCCGGAGCCCGTACTCGCCGCGGACCGTACCCGTACCCAGGTACACGCCCGGCTCCCCGAGAGCACCACCCACGACGCACCGGCGGAGCACCCCGACGAGCCCCCGGCTCCGGCCGCCGAGTACGCGCCCGTACCCGAGCCGAGTACGCCGAGTACACCCCCAGGTACGGACGCCCTCCTCGACCGGGCGCGCGTACTCGACGCCGAGCACCGCCGTACCCACGGCAAGCCCGCGGGCATCCGCGCCCTCAAGTCGGGGCTCGGTGTCGGCCAGTCCAAGGCGTCCGCCATCCGCCGCCACCTCGACGCCCAGGAGACCCAGTGATCGTCATGACCGACCCCCCCGCCGCCCCCGGCACGCTGCCCCCGGGCTGGACCACGGCCAGCACCACGCAGGCAGCCGAGCCCACCCCGACCGGCACGTCGACAGCGCCGGCCATGTCCGGCGTCATCACCACCGTCACCAGCCGCTCCGACACCCGCGTCACCGTCCACCGCGCCGACTACGAAGTGCTGTCCCCGCAGGGCGAGTACACCGTGCACGGCTATGCCTGGCGCTGCCCCTGCCACCGCCTCGCCCTCGGCTACCGGCCCGAATCCGGCTTCGCCGCGGCGCTCGCCGACGGCCGCGACCACCAGTGCGGAGACCACTCGTGAGCAGCGACGGACAGCAGCCCCCGCTCGCGCCCGAGATGCCGCCCGCGCCGGCCGGGGCCGACAACCTCCCGCCGTGGCGCAAGCCCGCCCCCGAGCCAGCCGACCGCCACGACGACGACTGGTGGGACCGGCTGTACGCCGACGGCACCGACACCGGGCCCGCCGCCGACTGGTGGACCAGGCCCCCGGAGCCCCCCGAGGCCGAGCTGCCCGTGCCGCGCCCGCAGACGAGCGCCCAGCCCCAGCCCGTCGAGGAGCTGACGGCCGACCCCGACACCCCGGAGCCGGCGCCCGAGCCCCGGCGGCGGCTGCCCACCATCAAGACGGGCGCCGTCGACCAGCGGGCCGAGCAGGTCCGCCAGCACCTGCACGTCGAGCACCGCACCTGGGTCCTGCTCTACAACGGCAGCGCCGCCACGTTGGGCTGGAGCTTTGGCCTGGTCGACCTGTTCGGAGGCTGGATCACCGACTGCGGCCGCGACTACAGCGTCACCACCGCACTGCTCCTCGGCAGCGGCATCGTCGTCCTCCTCGGCCAGGTCCTCGACCGCCGCACCCGCGGCTGGTGGGGCCCGCTCCCGTGGATCTGCCGCGCCCCCCTCGCCTCTGCCGTCCTCGCCTTGGGCCTGTACGCGCCCGCCTCCCTCTGACCAGGAGAAGTCATGTCCACCGCCGTATCCACCACGCCGATGGCGCCCCCGTCGCCGGGCATCAGCCAGGGCGAGATCCTCGGCCATCTCGGCGCCGGCGGCGCCGCCCTGGTCGTCACCGTCGTACTCGTCCTCGGCGTCAAGGCCGCGGGCAAGGGCCGGCCGTTGCCGTGGACGCTCGCGCTGTTCCTCGGCGCGCTCGCGGCCACCCTCTACGCCGCCGCGGGCGGCATCTGGTCCACCCCCGCCGACCTGCTCGGCACCCTCCTGGCCGCGCTCGGCGTCGGCGGCAGCGGCGGCCCCCTCGGCAACGTCGGCATGGGCGCCGCGGCCTGCTGCATCGCCGCCGTCCTGTACTGGAAGAAGCTCACGCTGAAGCAGGTCGCGATCTGGGGCTTCGTGATGGCCTACGTCGCCGGCCGTGCGGGCGGCATCTGGGGCGTCCTCGCCTCCGTCGTCGCCTCCTTCGCGAAGGTCCTGGGGGTCTGACGTGCCCGACCGGAAGCCCCGCCCAGTGGCCCGAGCGCGGGAGGCCGCCCGCCCCTTCATCCCCGGCCGGCACCTCGCTACGTCGCTGTGCACCGGCAGCCGCGCCCTGCTCGAACGGGGCGCGGCCTGGGTCGCCGCAGGCGACGGCACCCAGGGCAGCGTGACCCGCCTGGGTGGGGTAGCCGCGGGCGCGGTCGGCATCGTGCTCCTGGTCGACCAGCACCCGCCGATGATGACGCCGCTGACCGCGGCCTGGTGCGTCGCCGCATGGACGCTGGCCCCCGCCCCCACACCCCGAAACGATCAAGACGAGCCGGGGGAGGAGCAGCCGGCCGAGGCCGTGCCACCGGCCGCGCACATCGTCGCCCTCGCCATCCGCGAGATCACCGCCGACACCGGGCAGCGCGGCGCCCACCTCGACACCATCGCCGACGCCCTCCCCGGAGCCACGAAACAGACCGTCCGCCAGGCCCTCGACGCGGCCGGCATCCCGGTCACCGAAGGACTCAACCTGAAGGCGGCGGGGGGCCGTCAGCGCAACCGCCAAGGGGTCCTCCTCCGGGACCTCCCGGACGGGCTCGGGCACCTCCCCGACACCCCCGCTCCCGGCCCGCCCGGCAGCCCCGACCGGGGCCCCGCCTACACCCCCGTCACACCCCACCCACAGCCCGGCCCAGCGCCCGCTCCCCACACCCCGAACAGCCCCCACCCCCCGGCCCGGTAGCCCGGTAGGAACCGCAGGTCAGCCCACGTCCTACCCGCCGCCTACCCCGTTCCTACCTACCCGCCTACCGCCCCCGAGAGGACCCGCCGATGGCCTACCAGTACCGGTGCGACGACTGCGGCACCACCGCCGAACCGGTGCACTCCCGCGTCGCCCTGCGCGCCGTCCGCGGCCGTCACCGTCAGCTGGCCCACCACGGGCTCAGACCCGACGGCGAGCACATCGAGACCGTAGGCGTCCGCCAGCGGCTGTCGTGGCGCACCGGCTGCGGCTTCGCCGTCCTCGCCTGGATCGCCGTCCTCGACTGGATCATCCGCCACCTCTGACGAAGGAGACACCCGTGGACCAGGAACAGCAGATGAAGGAAGCCGTCGCCGAGGCCATCCGGCTGAGCCTCACCAGGCCGCCGACGATCTTCCCCGACCCTCCAGTCGAAGAGGCGCAGCAGAGGGCATTCGACCTCGGCGCCACCTGGGCCGACTTCCACGCCGAGGAGCCGCGCCAGCGTGAGGCCCTCGGCATGCAGATCAACCCAGCCGACCGGCCCCGCCGCCGCTGACACCGCAGGGCCGGGCCCGGCTGTGGCTGCACGATCCCGGCCCTGCGGCCACCCATCCCACACGAGAGACAGGAGACCCACATCATGCACGCCATCCGCGCGCTGGCCACCCGACTCATCCCGCCCACCTACTGCCCCGGCTGCGGCTGGTGGGTCCGCGCCTGCCCGCACATGAACTGACGAGTACAACCAGACCCGCACAGAGGCCACAAGACCCTCACCTACCCGACACAACGCCAGTACGATCCATCCTTCAACAACCCAGGGGGACCCATGAACCCGCACCAGCAGTACCCCGGCCAGCCGCAGCCCCCGTTCCAGCAGCAGTGGCAGCCCCAGCCGCCGCCCAAGAAGAAGCGCACCGGCCTGATCGTCCTCAGCGTGATCGGCGGCGTCCTCGTCCTCGGCGGCATCGGCTCCGCCATCGGAGGCGGCGACACCGACAAGAAGGACACCGCGTCCGAGCCGAGCGCCAAGCCGAAGCCCGAGAAGGAGAACGCCGAACCCGCGGGCGACGAAGCACCGAAGGCCGAGGAGACCTCCGCCAAGCCCAAGCCGGCCGCCAAGCCCGAGCCCAAGCCGAAGCCGAAGACGGTGACCATCAAGGTGTGGGGCAGCGCCCCCGCCGGCGCCGACATCACCTACGGCACCGACACCGACAGTCGGCAAGGCTCCGGACTGCCCATGACGAAGACACTCCCGTTCAACGACGACGCCCTGTGGTACCACGTCAACGCCCAACTCCAAGGCGGCGGCGACATCAACTGCTCGGTGACCGTCAACGGCGAAACGAAGAAGGCCCACGCCTCCGGCGGCTACAACATCTGCAACGCGCAGCTCTCCAACACCGGGCTCGGCTGGCACTGACCGCCGCCCCCCACCGCGGCCCCGCCAACCCCCCAGTGCGGCGGGGCCGCACTTCTACGTGACCCCAAGGAGGGCACATGCGTATCACGCTCGCAGCATCGGCAGGCAGCGTGGCACTGCTCGCTGCTCTTACCGCGTGTGCGGCACCGGGTGATGAACCCAAGCCGACCCCACATGAGGAGAAGGCATCTCCCGACAAGGAGCAGGCCCAGGACGAGCCGGACCGTCTCGAACTGGGGCAGTCGTGGCCCTGGAAGGACGATGACGGCAACGAAGGCACCGCCTCAGTCCTCAGCTACAAGCAGCCCTACTCAGGCATCGAGCCGCCCGACGAGAGCCTTGGGATGCAAGAGAAGGCCGTATGGGCGCGCGTCGACGTGAAGGTCTGCATTGACAAATCGGAGGGAGAGAACAGCGTCTCGCAAGATCCGTGGTCGCTCGCCTTCGCTGACGGAAGCCAAGCGGAGATCACCGGCCTCAGCGGCGGGGACTTCCCGAAGCCGGAGTATCCCATCATGGACAAGGTCGTCCGAGCTGGGCGCTGCGCCCGGGGAGGGATCATGTTCCCCGTGCCGGCGGACCAACGGCCTGTGCGCGTCGAATACGCACCAGAAGGGTTGGCCTATCCGACCGAATGGCGCATCCCGAAGCGGTAAGTGTGAAGAGGTGGGCACTGTCGTCGTTCGGAGACGGCAGTGCCCGTGGCATGCTGCGCGAACTACGGCCGCCACTCCTGCCTGTACTCCTCGTGATCCGCGTACAGGGCGGCCATGCGGCGCAGCGTGCCGCAGTCCTCACCATCCACCGCGCACACATAGCCTCCGTCCCCATCGGCACGCAGCTCGTGCTCGGCGAGCAGCCACTTCAACAGCTCAACCTCGGCGAAAGCCCGCGTCGGATCGTGCCGCGCGATGTGGGTCAGCTCGTCCTCGTTGAGGCTGCTCTCTCGGTCCAGGTGCTGGGTGCCGAGGTCGACGTAAGCGTCGTCGTCGTCGTCTCGCCGGAGGGCCCAGGTTGGCTTGGCCCACGGGGCGTCGGTCGGGCGCTGGGCGGTCTCGTGGTCTTCGGTGACGCGTAGCCACAAGAAGTCGGTCAGGTCACGGTCCATGCTCATGCCCCTTCGGTAGGTTCGGGACGCTGCGGGAGCCTGGCGTCAGGGACGCCAGTGCAGCGCGTTTCGTACTGCCCTGGGAGACGGGACCAGTGCTCGTAGAGGCGGCCGTCACGCTTCACCGACGACCGCTTCCCGCACACAGGGCATTCGGAGACTGGCCGGACACGAGCGGCCTTGACTGCACTACTCGCTTGCCTTCTGTGCCAAGCGTTCGCGAGGTACCTCGCGACTGCCGGGCTCTTCTCCCCGCACCCAGCGTCGACTTTCTTGAGGGCCAGATTGCAGGCGTTGCATATGAGGCCGCGAACCGCCCATGTTCCCAGCTTGTGATCGTGGTCGATGCACAGATGCGAAGCGGCTTCCTTGCAGATCTTGCACCGTCCCCTGCTGAGGCGCAGGAGGTCGTCGTACTCGCGGCACGTGAGCGAGTAGCCGACGTGATAACAGGACGAGTGCTTCGGCCTGTACCGCCGTTTGGTGGCGTTACCCACCGTCGCCCGGCCGCTGCTCGCCGCAGTCGTCCTCCCCGGCGACGGCGCTGACCTGACCATGACCCGCCTCCTCATCGGCTGCGGGGCCATGGCCAGCGTGCAGGTTGGCGGGGGCTTCGTGGGTGGCCTGTTGTCCCGCGCGCACAGTGACAAGGAGAACTGATCATGCCGAAGTACAAGCTGACGATGGAGATCGACGCGCCCGACGAGTACGGCCCCACCGGGCAGGGCATCCGCGACGCCGTCTACGACGCCTGCGAGGACGTGCCCTTCGCCTTCGAGATCACCGAGATCAAGGAGAGCTGACCATGCTTGCAGTGTCGGAACGCATCAAGGGGCCCGGTGGCGTCACGAAGGAGTTGATCTGGCACAAGCCGGTCGGCCCGGACCCCGACGCCACGTTCCAGCGGATCGCGTGCAGCGACGAAGACAGCATCGTCATGTCGGGCGGGAAGCGCCAGGTGCCGCGGCGTCTCGACAAGCCGGGCGAGCGCTGGTGCCCCGACTGCCTCGCCATCACCCGGAAGAAGGACTGACCATGCCTGCGAAGCGCGATCCCCGGTTCAGGAAGTGGCAGATCGTGACCCATGGCAGCCAGCCCCGCATGCAGGTACTCAAGGTCTCCTGGGACGAGCAGGGGAACCCGATCTACAAGATTCGGCACTACAACTCGCTGGCGTTCTTCACCGGGGAGTGGGTGACCGAGGAGGCCCTTCACCCGGTCTCAGCCTGAATGACGCCTTGGACCTCGTCGGACGGCTGGGGCTTCGCGCGCGCCATCCACCGCCCCGACCCCGGCAACACCTCACGCGGCAACAGACACGGCTCGATCTCCAGCGCAGCACACAACCGCGCCAACGCGGCCTCACACACAGCCTCAGACTCGGCCTGCACCGTGAACGTCGGGTCCATGGGTGGCAGTCTGCCCGCTGCCGGGCGCTGTCCGCGGGGAAACCGGCACACTGAGTCCCACGAACTCAAAGGAGCACCGTCATGTCCACTCGCACAATCGAGCACAAGGCGCCGAAGAAGCAGTTCCTCACCCTCGACGAGCTCGCCGCGTTCGTACAGGACGCCATGCGCTCCGGCGCGGCCGGCACCGAAGTCGTCTCCGCCGCCGTCTCGTTCGGCGGGAAGCTGCAATCACTGGCCATCGACGTCGACACCGCCAAGCAGGACCCGGCAGAGACCGCCAACTGAACGTGCCACGATGCCCTCTCCGCACTGGTTCACTTGGCTGACATGGCTGGGCATCATGGAGCTATGCGCGACGCCGTGATCTTCGATGTGGACGGGACGCTGTGCGACGTGCGCGGCATCCGCCATCTCCTCGACGAGCCTGGCCGCTTCCACGCCTTCCACACGGCGTCCGTCGACTGCCCACCGCATGCGCACGTCGTTGGGGCCGCGCACGAAGCGCGGGCCGCCGGGCTCGGCGTACTCGTGGTCACGGCCCGCTCCGTTCGCTTCCGGCCGCACACCGCCATGTGGCTGGCCCTGCATGGTGTGCCGTCCGACGCGATGTGGATGCGCGCTCACCACGACCAGCGTCCTGACTACGAAGTGAAGCGAAGCATCCTCGCCCGCATCCGTGAGCGCTGGAGGCCCGTGCACGCTTGGGACGACAACCCGGCTGTCCTCGCGCTATGGGCGGAGGAGGGCATACCGACCACCGTCGTGCCTGGCTGGGGTGAGTGAGTCGCCCATGCCCACTCTCGGGGGGCGTCGCGTCCGCGGATCAGGTCGAGCCCGTGGGCGGCTGCGCGAACCAACGAGCACTGGCCCCTCGAGACGGAGCCTTCGCCCCGCCCCGTGCCGGGCGTTGCGCTGTCACCCGCCGGGCCTTCACCACCCGCCGAAATGACACGCTTGTCATTTCACCTGTGCACACTAGTGCGTGTACCGCCCCCTCTTCCGCCCGCGAGGAGCCCGCCGTGCACACCCACACCACCGACGACGGCTACGACTGGCCCACATGCGGCGCCTGCGCCCGCCCCCTCTGGGAACAAGAACTCGGCCGCATCGCCTGCCGCCCCTGCGAAGACAAGACCCGCACCAGACTCGCCGCCATCCCCGGCCTGTTCACCCACGCCAACACCACCGCCGCACTCATGCGCGGCACCGTCGGCAAACAAGGCAACGTCTCCGGCTCCCGCACACCGCCCATCCCACCCGACGTGCGCGTCCTCAACCTCGTCGCCCCCGGCGGTGCTGCCACACGACTCGCCGCCATCGAAGACGCCTGGCGGCAAGCACTCGGCTGGACGATGGCACCCTGGCGCGGCAACGCGAGGCAGGCCGTGCCCGAGCACGTCAGGTTCCTCGTCAACAACCTGCCGTGGGCCGTGGACGCCTACGAGTCGGTGGGCCAGGACGTCGAGGAGGTCCGCCAACTCCACGCCGAACTGGGCGCCGCCCTCGACCCCACGAAACGAGCCGGCCGCGTCAAAGTCGGCCTGTGCCCCATCGCCTACGACGACGGAACCCAGTGCGGCGCCCAGCTCACAGCCTCAACCGGCAGCCCCCGCATACGGTGCGGCGACTGCGGCAGCGAGTGGCCCGACATGGCCGCGTGGCGCGAACTCCGCCTCGCACAGGAAGCCGCCACACGCGACCACCACATGGAGGCAGCAGCGTGAACGACATCGCCGACTTCCTGCGTGCCCGGTACGCCGAACAGCGGGCGCTCGCTCTAGCCGCCAGCCCCGGACCGTGGCAGCCCAACGCCGAACACGACGAAGTGATCGCCATCGACGGCATCACCGTCGCCGAAGGGTTCGCACTCAGCGGCCGGCAACTGCGGGCTACCGTCGACCACCTCGCCGCTCACGATCCCACCGCCGTTATCGCCGACCTCGACGCCAAGCTCGCACTCGTAGCCGACCTCGACGCCGAACGGCACGCAGTCGTCGAAGACTGCTGGTACACCTGTGCTGCGGCCACCGAAGAACGGGACGGCGGAGAGACCTGCGACGAGAGCCGCCTCGGCGGCCCCTGTGACTGCGGACGCGACGCCCGCATCGACCGTCGCCTCGAAATCCTCGCCCGTCCATTCGCCAGGCACCCCGACCACAAGGGTGAGGAGTGGGCACCGTGAAGGACAACACCCCTCTCGGGGACCGGATGAAGGACTACGAGGCCGTCACCCGCGCGGTGCTTCCACGCCGGACCCACACTCTCCTACGCGTCGACATTCGAGCTGCGCACACCTACCTGCGCGGCGCCCAACGCCCCTTCGACGACCAGTTCATGGCTGCAATGGACGCCGTGGCCGAAGCACTCTGCACCGAGATCACCGGCAGCGTGTTCGCCTACACCCAGTCCGACGAGATCAGCGTCCTCTACACCGACTTCGCCACCCCCACCACCCAGCCGTGGTTCGGTGGCATCCTTGCCAAGCAGACCTCCATGGCCGCCGCCCTTGCCACCGCGGTCCTCAACGAACAGCGCCCTGGCAAGCGGGCACTGTTCGACGCCCGCGTGTTCACCATTCCCGACCCGGTCGAAGTGGCGAACTACTTCCTGTGGCGGCAGCGCGACGCCGTCCGCAACTCCATCTCGATGGCGGCGCAGGCCCACTTCTCCCACAAACGCCTGCACGGCGTGAACAGCGGCAGCATGCAGGAACTCCTGTGGTCCGAAGCCGGGATCAACTGGAACGAATACCCCGACGGCTGCAAGCGCGGACGGCTCGTCACCCGGCACAGCCGTGAGCGCACCATCGAGTACGTCGACCGACGCACCGGCCAGCCGTCCGCCACCACCGCGGTCCGCTCCTGGTGGCGAGCGACAGCCGCCCCGCACTTCACGACAGCGCCCGACGGCTGGCTCGCCCAGACCATCCCCGCCATGCCCACGCTCACCCCGGCGCAGACCGAAAAGGCAGCGGCATGAACGACGACCAGGACGGGCCCGTGCCCCCGGTCGCCACCGGACTACCCCTCGCAGTTGGAAGCGACGGGCAGCCCTACCTCGGCTGCGACACCGTCATCGCCCTCCTACGGGCCATCGCGTCGAGCAGCCGCAACCTCGCCGACGCCCCTGACTGCGACCTCGACACTCTCGCAGCAATCCTCGACCTCGAAGCCGACGCTCTCGAAGTCCGCGCCATCGCCCACACCACCAGCCCCAGGGCGGCAGCATGACCCGGTACACCGTCACCCTGACACAGCGGCCACTGACCTGGCTCGAACGACTCTGGTACCGGCGGCTGCGCATGACCCCGCTCCTGTCCACCAGCGCGCCAACCAGGGGCCAGTGGATACGGCACCTGCCCCAGTCCTGGACCTGGATCCACCGACGGCACGCCCACAAACGCGGGCTGTACTGGCTGCCGTGCATCCTCTGCGGACGCCACTCCGGCGGCCACCAGTGGGGCGACAGCATCCCCGACCCCACCCACACCGGACCCGTCCAGATGGCCATCGGCATCTGCCCCGCATGCAGCCGAGCCGGCCGAGGCTGGCGCGTCCCGCACCCACTCGAAGCCGTCCTCGATCAGCTCGCCGACGAACACGAGCACGGCCACGACGACTGGCACACCGACTGCGTCCGCTGCCTCGCCCACGACACCGCCATCCGCGACGCCTTCTCCCGCTACAAGGAGACCTAGGATGCCCAGCTCGCTAGCTGAACTCGCCGAACAGTACGAGCGCGAGTCTCACAGCCCGTGGATCAGCGCCCGGCGAAGCAGGCAGCTCCGCCACACGGCCGCTCTGATGCGGCGCATGGTCTGCAACCGGGAAGCCGCCGACCCAACCCGACTCACCATCACATGGTCCATGCTCGTTGACATCCCAGCGCGCTGGTGCCGCCAACACGGCTACCGCACCGTCACCGGGCACGGCGGCTACGTCATCCAACGCGGCAGCGAACAACCAGTCGTCACCAAACCAGGCGACACGCTCATATGGGACGGCAACGAGATCACCGTCCGGAACGAAAAGAACGCTGCTCGCCTCCTTTGACGTGCCAAGCCCTTGACAGGCGCGTAGGTGAATGGTTGACAAACCCCTGAGACCGAAGCGACTATTTGCTTAGATCGACTGACTTCCGCGCTAAGGCCGCCCCGCACAGGGCGGCCTTTCGTCGTACCCGGGAGGTGAACATGCCCTCCGGAGTCGCGCTCGCTACCGCATCCGACGTCGCCTACTGGACCGGCCGCCCTGTCGGCACCATCTGGCGATGGGCATCCGAAGGCCGCATCACCGTATACGGACAAGGCAAAGGCGCCCGATACGACCTGATGGAGATCAGCCCCGCACAACGCGACGACGACAACAACGTCATCGCCCCTACCCCTGCACCACCCGTGGTTCGACGAGTTCGCGTCGACGCGGCCTGAGACGCCTGCCGTGCGGGGCAGGCGCGGGCGAGCGCCCCAGCCATGGGCTGGCTGCTGCGGCGCCCCCGCACGGCCCGCCCGAGTCGCTTCGTCACGACCGGGCGGGCCCCATACCCCACACACCCCGACGCGCACCGTGCCGGCCTCGAAGCGGCACGGTGCGGCGCCGCGGTCCGCCTGACTGAGGGCCAGGCGGACCACACCCCAACGTGCCCCGCGGCACGCATAGACCGGGTGCTCCAGCCCCCTGCTGTTGAGCCCCATGGTGGCCGCCCCGCCGAGGGCACGGGGCGGCCACCAACATCCCCGTAGTCGCCCGCCGCTGATCCCGGCGGGAAGGAAGCCCCGGACCATCCAGGGGCCGGGGCTTCCGCCACACCCTGGAGTGGAACATGGAAGAGTTCACCGCGAACACGGTCCAGAAGATCGGCAGTGGAGACCGCCGGGATTTGGTGCACATTCGAGCCTGGACCCCCGGGGATGGCATTAGCTGCGCTTGGGCGTGTAAGCCGAAGAGCACGCCCTGCGGCCCTCCGGTCGCAGTCACGCTGACCGAGGTTCGCGAGTGCTGCTGGCGCGACCGCTGCAACGACCGCTGCCGACCCAAGATCAGGGCGAAGCGCCGCGTCGTCTGCCGCAACCACATCCCGGGTCTCTACGACTCATGGCAGATCAACCTCGAAGCTCGTAAAGCCGCCACCGAACGGCTGGTCGTCCAGCACTGGGACGAATACCAGCGGTACGTCGAAGACGAAACGGCAGCCAGGCGCCAGGAAGCCTTCGAGTTCGCCGATCCGGAGATCCGCCGCATCGTCCTTGAAGCGTGCGACGCAGACGACAACCCGGGTGCCGACAACTGACCTAAGACCCCTGCTGCCCGCCGTCGGGAGGGTGCGGGCAGCAGGCTCCCTCCCAACACAAGGAGCCCGCGCCATGAATGTTCCCGGCCCGCCCGACAACGAGCCGATGGCTGCCGACAGTCTTTGCGAGCACGCGTGGCAGTACAACAAGCCCGCCCACGCCACCGCCTCAGTCCGCATCTGCTCCCTCTGCCACACCATCGACGGCGAAGACCTCATGCGCACCCTCAACGAATACGCGCTAGAGCAGATGGCCAAGCTGCAACAGAAGCCCACCACGCTCACCTACGCCTGGACCGACGGGCACACCCTCAGCGTCGTCGACCAGCCCGGCGGCATCCCCGACAACCGCCGCGAACGCTCCATCCTCCGAGGACTCCTCACCCACACCCTCACCACCCTCGACGAACACGAACACCCCCTTCGGCTCGTCAACCTCCCCGCCGACCCTCACTGACACAGGAGCCCGCGCCATGGCCCACACCGCCACTGAAAGCCCGCTGGTCACCCACGCCCGCCGCGAACTCGCCCTCATCGGCGAAGACGAATGGCTCACGAACGGCCTCTGCAAGGTCATCGAAGCCTTCGCCGCCATGGGCCACAGCGGCTTCTCCGCCGAGCACTCCGCGCTGGTCCTGGAAAAGCTGCTCCGCTTCCAGCCGCTCAGCCCGCTCACCGACGACCCCGCCGAATGGATCGACCGGGCGCAGGAGATGGGCGGCGTGCCGTTCTGGCAGAACGTCCGCGACTCGCGCAGCATGTCGACCGACGGCGGTAAGACGTACACGCTCGTCGATGAGGAGCCCGAGACCATCCACACCAGCCAGCACAAGGCGGTGACCGGCTGATGGCCCGCTACACGATCAACTACCTCACCGGCGACACCGAAACCGTCGAAGCCGACGGAGTGAAGTACGACGACGAAGCCCGCGACTACACCTTCTACACCGGCAGCGAGGCCGTCGCCTTCGCCCCCGTCGACAACGTCCGCAGCATCCACCGCCACAACGAGCCGGTGACCGGCTGATGGCCGGCGTGCCCAGCTACCGCGAACTCGCCGAGCGCACCCTCGACCAGACCGCGCAGGAACTCAACGCCATGCCGCAAGGCAACGTCTCCGCCCACGAAATCCAAGCCCGCGCCGCGAAAGCCCAGGTCTACGCCCTGGTCGCCGCCACGCAGGCCCTCCTAGAGATCGGCGACACCCTCCGCGGGGCACTCAAGCGAGGCGACGGCTGATGGCCCGTCTCCAGATCCTCGAACTGCCCGAGGTTGAGCACGCGGACGGCACCTACGAGACGCCGTTCGCGCTCGTGGTAGACGACCTGCCCCTTGATTGCGTCGCGATGAAGGGCGAACTGGACCCGAGGAACGACCAGTGGCAAAGCCTCGCTGAACGAGTCGGTGCCCGCGCTGTCCTCGTCTTCGAGGAAACGGTCGAGATCCCCGCCAACGACGTGACCGACTACCTGGTCGACGATCAGTTCAGGCGGGATATGACCGCGTGGACCGACGTAGTGACCGACACCCTGGCGAAGATCCAGAGCGCTGTCGAGATACCCAAGATTCCCGCACCCATTCAACGTGCGGTCGGTGAACCAGGAGGCCCCTGATGCCGACGAGTGACGCCGAGGGCAAGGACTGGTCCCTCGCGAGGTTCGAGCAGCACCTGCCCGACACCGTGTGCGACGTCGGCCCCGGCGAAGGCACCTACGCGAAGCTGTTCCGGCCCGTGCACAAGGGCGTGTGGTGGACCGCAGTCGAGATCCACAAGCCCTACGTGGCCAAGTACAAGCTCAAGTCGACGAAGACGCGCACCATGTACGACGAGATCCACACCGAAGACGTGCGCGACTCGGCGGGCCACCTGTTCCATCGGGACCTCGTCATCCTCGGCGACGTCCTCGAACACATGCCCCGCGAAGACGCCGTCGCACTGCTGGAGCGCATCGAGGCCGCCGGCGCCTGGCACATCCTCGCCTCGGTGCCCATCGTCGACTCCCAGCAAGGCACAGTCGACGGCAACCCGCACGAAGCCCACGTCCACCAGTGGGACCCCGACGACATGGACACCGTCCTCGCCCAGCTCGGCGGCGGCGTCGAGTCGATGCGTGGCGACACGCTCGGCGTCTGGTGGTGGTCACGCCGTGGCTGAGACGTGGCCAAGCCTGCTTGGCGCGCTGGCGTTGCCAGGCGTCGGCTTGGCCGGGACCTGGGCGTGGACGTGCCTCCTCGGCCAGCTCAAAGACGTGCGAGACGCCAACATCAGGAGCCGCCGTGGCTGAGCAGCACATCGGGCAGATGCTCGACGCGATCGGCCTCGTCGCCGACCTCGACGAAGGCGACATGGCCATGGACGCCATCGTCATCCTCAAAGTCATCAAAGCCGACGGCAGCGTCCACCTGGTGAAGGGCCGCTCCGACGCAGTCGACTGGATCACCGCACTCGGCATGGTCACCGCCGCACAAGCCGTCGAAAACAGCGGCTACTCACTCGCCGACGAGGACGACGAGCCGTGAGCGGCGCGACGGCATTCGGAATCCTTCTCGCGCATCTCACCGGGGACTACCTCATCCAATCCGACTGGATGGCGAACGAGAAGACGAAACGCTGGTGGCCCGCCTGGGCACACGCCCTCACCTACGGGCTGCCGTTTCTCCTCGTCACCCAGTCACCCGCCGCGCTCGCCATCATCGTCGTGACGCACGCCGTCATAGACCGCTACCGACTCGCCCGGCACGTGGTGTGGGTGAAGAACCTGATGGCGCCCGCAAGCTACCGGCATCCGTGGTCGGAATGCTCCGGGACCGGTTACCACAATGATCGCCCTCCGTGGATGGCCGTGTGGCTGATGATCATTGCCGACAACACGATGCACCTCATCATCAACGCCTCAGCGGTGATGTGGCTATGAGCGGCGGCTGGCAGGGCTCGGACCGCGTTGACCGCCTGCCGCCGGGCTGGAAGAAGATCCGGGCCGAAGTTCTCGCCAGGGACGTGATCTGCGTCCTCTGCGGCGTGCGGCCCAGCTCCCACTGCGACCACATCAAAGCCAAGACCGACGATCACCAGCCGTCGAAACTGCAGGGCGTGTGCGCCGAATGCCACGGCCGCAAGTCCAGCGCCGAGGGCAACGCCGCACAACGCGCCAACCCGCGGCCCGGCAGACGGCGCCCACCCGAACAACACCCCGGACTCAGGTGAAGACGATGCTCACCGCCATGATCCGGGTGGCCCACGGCGAAGACCCCACAGCCGCCGCCACCCAAGCGCTCCTCCACCAGGCCCACCTCAAACGGGTGCACCTCGCACGACCCCTCACCCCGACGATCACGCCGATGTCAGGAAGCGTCCAGCAACTCGCTGAGATCCTCGGCATTGCCCCGGACGCGCACCTCGACTTCTACCGCGCCGAGAGCGACACCATCGCCTGCCCAGCAACCTGACGCCGAGAGGCCCGCGCCATGGCCATTCTGTCCGTAGCCATCCCAGTCCCCACGGGCCAGCTCTTCGCACTCGCCGACCAGGCAGAGACTCTCATCCAGACGTGGCAGCGGAATGGTGTCCGCGATCTGCCCGCCCTCGCTGACATCCCCACGCACCCACGCATCAGGGTCTACGGGCCCGCCACAGGCAGCGCCGACCTTCCCCGCACGCACAACCTCGACTGGTACAAGGTCGACTACGAGACGGGCCAGCCATGCCCGCGTTCCTGATCCGCTACCCGAAGGGGCAGGGCGAGGACATCCTCGCCGAGGACAGCCACCTCACCCTCACCATCGACCACGGCTGGGCCGTACTCGCCGACCCACACGGCACCTGCATCGCCGTACCCGCACACAGCGGAGCCACCATCACCCGCATCGACCAGAACCAGCAGCCCGAGGAGTGATCCACGTGGCCAGCAAAGGCAGGGGAAGCCGAGGCCGCAGCGGACGCGGCAACCGCGGCAATGCCGCCGCCCTGAAGCAATACTGGGGCCCCGGCAAGGGCGGGACCACCAAGATCCGCTGGAACACCCCGTCGGACTTCACCCGGTGCAACCGCCACCTCAGGCGCTACCTCGGCAGCCGCGCCGCCGGATATTGCGCCCGCCTCCACCGGGACATGACAGGGGTCTGGCCTGGCGACCGCCGCAACGTCGGCCGCACTTCAGTACGACGACGCCGCTGAACGACCACGCTGCGGCGACCAGCAGGCCACAGACCTGCAAGGACAGGGCACACGCACGCGCCCCTGCCAGATCGGCAACGAAGAGTGCGTGCCCGGCCGACTGAGGAACGGCATGTGCGAACTCCATTACCGCCGCGCAAGAACGACCGGCACCACAGGCGACCCGCACCTGAACAACCTCCTGCACTACGCCGTCGCCCCAACGGGATGCTGGGAGTGGCAAGGCGCGCGCTACTCCAACGGCTACGGCAAGACCTCACGCCAGATCCACGGGACGCGATTGGCCCAACGCGTCCTCTACGCCGAACACTGTGGCCCCATCCCTGAAGGTGCCGAACTGGACCACCTGTGCCGCAATCGGGCATGCGTCAACCCTGGACACCTTGAGCCAGTCGCACGGGCCGTGAACATCCAACGCGGATACGACGCTCGTCAAGGTGGCAGGTGCAAGAACGGCCACGACCTGACTCGATCCGATGCGTACTACGTCGAGCCCAAGTCCGGCCGGCGACAGTGCCGGGAGTGCTGGCGTCGGAACTATCGAACCGCCCGAAGGAACCTCAACGCCAGGCGAGCTGTCCAACCCAAGGCGAGCTGACAGGTAGCTGACGCAACCACAAGGCAACCCTCAGAGCATGGGCAAGGCAGGCTGGGCGCGCCACCACGTCGGCCCCCTCCTCTCCGGTGGTGGGGCACCGGTAGGGCATGGCATAGGGGTGAGGCAGACGCGTTGGGCATGCGAGCAAGGCGTTGAGCAGCAACAAGATCTTTTGATCTTTCGCGAAGATCGATTGAAGAAGATCGAAAAGCGAAGCGATGAAGATCGCTAGCGACGCTTTCGATGGCGGGTTGATCTTGCTGACGAAGTGGATCAAGCCTGACCTTGATCGTTGATCAAGAAGATTCCTTGATCCTTGATCTTGGTCCAAGATCATCCGTTTCAAGATCATCTGGGGGGATGATCTTGGTCCCATGATCATTGCCATCGGGGCCGTATAGCACCTGACTCTCTGTACGGGTTCCCTAGGCCGCCGACCTGCACGGATGGCTGACAGGTCTAGTCAACGCCTGCTCGTGTGATCTGTCTCGGTACGGTTACGGTGCTGGTCAAAGGGCTACAGCCGTAACGCGCATCCTCTAGGCTTGGGTCATGATCTCGACGACCTGCCGCACCGAGTGCGAGCGCTGCGCGGGGCCGATGCCCTTGACGGCTCGGGCGGATGCGCGGTTCTGTTCGTCGCGGTGCAGGCAGGCCGCATACCGCGAGCGGCGGCGTGTACAGCAGCAGCGGGTGGCGGCGGAGCAGGTGGCTCGCGTGCCAGCCGAGTTGACGGGGCGCCCGCGGTGGGTGCGGTACTCGTCTCGGAAGGTGCCGCTGCGGGTGGATGGTCGTTTCGCGTCAGTGGATGACCCGTCGTCGTGGTCGGACTTTCCGACTGCGGTGCAGGCGCAGGCTGGTGAGGGCGTCGGCTTCGTCCTGGCGGGCAGCGATGGGATTGTCGTCGTCGACCTCGACCACGCTGTCGAGGAGGGCCGGGTGCTGTCGTGGGCGCAGGCCATCATCGACCGGCTGCCGGCGACGTACATGGAGCGTGGTCGGTCTGGTACGGGTCTGCACTTGTGGTTCCGCGGCCAGGTCTCGGCTGGCCGCCGGATTCGTCGCGGTGAGGTGGCGGTTGAGGTGTACTCGGACCGCCGCTACATGATCGTGGGTGACCGGGTTCCGGGCACTCCTCTTGAGCTTGCCGAGCTGCCTGATGCGGCCGGTGTTCTCGCCTCGTTGATGTGACGCCCTGGCGGCGTCCCTCGCGGGGCGTCGTTACGTCAGGCCCTCTGCGCGCCCTGGGTGGCGCGTGGTCTTGACCCAGGAGGTCGTCATGGGCACACATGGTCCGATTCCGAAGCGGAGCGAGGAGCGCCGCCGCCGGAACAAGGACGAGGGGCCCGGTCTGGTGCAGGCGCCGTCGGGTCCGCCGACGGATCTGCCGGATCTGCCGGAGCCGGATGAGCTGTGGCATCCGATTGCGCGGGACTGGTATCTGTCGCTGCGGGAGTCGGGGCAGGCCGTGTTCTATCAGCCGTCGGACTGGGCGGTGGCCCGGTATGCGGCGGAGTTGATGTCGCGTGGTCTGTCGTCGGACCGGCCGCCGAACGGGCAGTTCGTTGCGGCGCTGGACAGTGTGATGGCGCGGTTGCTGTCGACGGAGGGGGATCGTCGTCGGGCGCGTATCGAGTTGGAGCGGAAGCCTGCGGTGCAGCAGGCTCCGGCTGGGGTGACGGCGATCGCGGACTACCGTGCGGCGATCGGGGGCTGACGTGCTGGTCTACGTGGTGTGTGCGGGCAGTCGCGACGAGGCGGTGGCGTGGTCCCGCATGCATGACATCCCGCAGCAGCGGTGCCGTTATGCGAGTTCGACCCGGGTGATCGAGGGTGTGCGGGACTTCGTGGTGGTGCGCCTCCGGGGCTTCTTCGATCGTTCGGATCGGGAAGAGATCGAGGCGTGTCTGCGGCGGAACGAGATGAAGATGCCGTCGCCACTCGTTCGTCGTGATGAACGCGGAAGTTGAAGCCGTCCCCGAGGTCGTCACCCCGTTCACGCTCGGGCCGACTTGGCGGCGTGGCCGGGACGGCCGGTTCGTGCTGCCGGAGTTCACGCTGGGCTGGCATGCGCTGGCGTGGACGGCTACGTACCTCCAGCACCATGTCGGGGCGCCGTGGCGGTATACGGCGGAGCAGGCCCGGCTGACGCTGTGGTGGTACGCGCTGGACCCGGTGACGTTGCGGTTCCAGTACCGGGACGGCGTGATCCAACGCCTCAAGGGTCATGGCAAGGATCCCTTGGGGGCTTCGTGGTCGGGGTTCGAGTTTGTCGGCCCGTGCCGGCCGTCGGGCCAGGTGGCGGATGAGGGAGACGAGTGGGGGATCCCGCCGGGGCAGCCGATCGGAATGCAGCATCCGGCGGCCTGGGTGCAGATCGCGGCGGTGTCGCAGGACCAGACGCGCTCGACGATGACGCTCTTCCCGGGGATGTTCAGCAAGCGGGCGATCGAGGAGTACCGCATCGATCTCGGCAAGGAGATCATCTATGCGGACAAGGGACGCGCTCGAGTTGAGGCGGTCACGTCTTCGCCGCGAGCGATGGAGGGCGGTCGGCCGACGTTCGTCCTGCTGAATGAGACGCACCACTGGGTGGACTCGAATCAGGGGCACGAGATGGCTGCGGTCATCGAGCGCAACTCGACCAAGAGCGCGGACGGAATGTCGCGAACCCTGGCTCTCACGAACGCTTACGAGCCGGGTGAGGACTCGGTGGCGGAGCGCACTCGGGAGGCGTTCGAGTCGGCGGAGTCCGGGCGGTCGGTCGATACGGGTCTGTTCTACGACTCGTTGGAGGCGCCGGCTGAGGCGAAGCTGACGGAGGAGTGGATCGTCCCGACGCTGAAGGCTGTGCGTGGGGATTCCGTGTGGCTGGACATCGACCGGCTGAAGGCGTCGATCCTGGATGTGCGGAATCCGCCGTCGCGTAGTCGCCGGTTCTGGTTCAACCAGATCGTCGCCGCGGACGACGCGTACATGGCCCGCTACGAGTGGGATGCCTGCCAGGTCGACGGCGTGGAGCTGGCCGAGCGAGACGAGATCGTCTTGTTTTTCGACGGGTCGAAGAGCGATGACGCCACCGGGTTGGTGGCGTGTCGGGTGTCGGACGGTTTCGTGACTGCTCTGGGCGTGTGGCAGAAGCCGCCGGGCTGGCCGGATGATCGGCCGTGGCGGGTGCCGCGGGATGAGGTCGACGGCGTGGTCGAGCAGACCTTCGCCCGCTACCGGCCGCTCGCGTTCTTCGCCGACCCGGGAGCCGGCCACGATGACGCGGACGGCGAGCGGTACTGGGACGGTTACATCGACTCGTGGGCACAGCGGTACGGGAAGCGCCTGAAGCTGAAGGCTGTGGTCTCGGGTACGCGGCAGCACGCGGTGCTGTGGGACATGCGTGATCCGAAGCATCAGCCGCTGTTCACGGAGGCGGTTGACCGGTTCTACCGGGATGCGCTGGAGCGGCAGGTGCCTCACGACGGGCACCGGGTGCTGCGGCAGCACATCGCGAATGCGCGGCGGCGGACGAACAGGTGGGGCTACACGATCGGTAAGGAGCACCGCGAGTCCGCCCGGAAGATCGATCTCGCGGTGTGTGCGATCGGGGCGCGGATGCTGCGCCGCATGTTGATGAACTCGCCCGCGTGGGCCAAGAAGCGGTCGGCCGGTAAGGGCCGGGTCGTCGTACTCAGGTGAAGGGCGGTGACCTGTGGCCGCTACGATCCCTGAGCTTCCGCTGGTGTCGTTGTCGGAGGACGAGCTGGCGCAGATCCAGTTTCTCCGGCAGGACCTGCTGTCGGCACGGTGGCATCTGCAACTGTTGGACGCCTACTTCAACGGTGAGCAACTGGTGCGGGACCTGGGGATCTCCATCCCGCCGCAGTTGAAGGGCCTGCACACGGTCATCGGATGGCCGCGGATCGGTGTGGAGGCGCTGGAGCAGCGTCTCGACTTGGAGGCGTTCCGCTGGGCTGACGGCGGGGACGCGGAGGGTCTGCGGGAGATCGCCGACGCGAACGATCTGTTCGACGAGGCGAGTCTGGCGCACTTGGACGCGCTGACCTATGGGCGGGAGTACATCGCGGTCGGGTCGGGTGAGTGCGGCCCGGGTGGGGATTGCCCGCCTGTGATCACGGTCGAGTCTCCGTTGGATATGACGGTGGAGTGGGATGCCCGTCTGCGGATGGTGACGTCGGCGCTGCGGGAGTGCACCGTGGATCGGTTGGATCCGGCGCGCAGCGATGAGCCGTTGACGGTGCTGTACGGGCCTGAGCAGACGGTGTATGCGGTGCCTTCGCCCAGTGGCGGCTGGGAGGTCGTCGACCGGGACATGCACGGTCTGGGGTTGCCTCCGGTGTTGCGGATGGCGAATCGTCAGCGGACCGCGGACCGGGTGGGGCGTAGTGAGATCACCCCGGAGGTCATGTCGATCACGGATGCTGCGTGCCGCCGGTTGATGGGCATGGAGGTGGCGGCGGAGTTCTTCGGTGCTCCGCAGCGCTACATCCTCGGCGCGTCCGAGTCTGCGTTCCAGGACGCGGAGGGCAACGCGAAGTCTGCGTGGGAGACGTACATCGGTCGGGTCCTGGCCTTGGAGCGGGACGAGGAGGGAAACCTTCCGACTGTGGGCCAGTTCGCGGCGCATGACCCGACTGGCATGACGAAGATCATCGACTTGTATGCGCGGATCATGGCGACTCAGTTGGGGCTACCGCCGCACATGCTCGGCTACACCTCGGACAACCCGGCTTCTGCGGATGCGATCCGCAGCAGCGAGGCGATGCTGGTGAAGAAGGCCGAGCGTCGGATTCGCCGCTTCGGCGCGGTGTGGGCGGATGTGATGCGTCTGGCCATGTGGGTGCGCGATGGGGAGGCGCCGCCCCGTGAGCGGCGTATCGAGTGTGTGTGGCGGAACCCAGCGACACCGACCGTGGCGGCGCAGACCGATGCTGCGGTCAAGTTGGTGCAGGCCGGGATTCTGCCGGCCGACTCCGACGTGACGCTGGAGCTGGCGGGCCTGTCGGAGGGGCAGCGTCAGCGTGTCGCAGCCGACCGGCGCCGCTTTGCCGGGGCCCAGTTGCTGGATCGGCTCACTGGGCTCGGCGGCGGGGAGGACAGTTCGGCCTCGACGGGGGAGGCCGCAGGTCTGCCGGAGGTGACCGGTGGCGAGGAGAGTTTCTGACGCGGACGGCGCCCGTCACCGTCAGGCTGCTGCCGGGCTGGTGCGGCTGCTGCGCAGGGATCTGGGCAGGCTGCGGAGACTCCTCGTGCCCGCGCGGATGGGTGCGACGTTGCCGCCGTGGATGGAGGCGGTCGACGCGGTGGTGCGCCAGTACGGCGACTTGGCGGCGCAGTTGGCTGCCGAGGTGTACGAGGCGCAGCGAGCCGCGGCCGACGTCACCAGTGCGTTCACCGTGCCGCTCGCGGACAGCCCGCCGCAGGAGCAGACGCAGGCGTCACTGCGATGGGCCACCAAGGACCTGTGGCCCCGGGACCCGGACGATCCGCGTACCACGGCGGCGCAGGCACAGCCAGTCGAGGTGAGGCTGGCTGCGGCGGAGAAGAAGACGGCTGCGGTGGTGGAAAAGCTCGTCTTGGATCAGGGACGCCAGACGACGCGGCAGGCTGTGCAGCGGGACCGTGAGGCTGTTGGTTACGCGCGGGCCGCAGCGCTTGGCGCTTGCGCGTTCTGCCGCTTGATGGCCTCACGCGGGATGGTCTACAAGTCCGCAGGCACGGCCGGTCGGGATGCCAACGACCGGTTTTCCGGCGATGCGTCGGTGGCGAAGTATCACGACCACTGCTCCTGTCAGATCATCAGTGTCTTCCGGGGGCAGCGGTTCGAGTTGTCTCCGCAGGCGGCTCGGTGGGACCGCATCTACCGGGAGTACGCGCAAGGCCATCCGGGCGATCAGCTTCGCCTGTTCCGTCGGGCGATCGCCGAGCACGATGCGTCGCCCGTCCAGTAACACCGCGGCCGCCCTGGAGGCGGCCTTTCTCATTCACATCCATGCCCCAGGAGGGCCGTTTCGTCATGTCCGAAGAGACCGAGCAGCAGCAGCCCGGCGCCGAGGTCGAGGAGACCACCGACCCGGCTGTCACCGGGGAAGCCGACGCAGTGAGCAGCCCCGACGGTGACACCGGTGAGACCGCCCTGGAGGCGGGTACGCAGGGCGAGTCGGGTGCGGAGCCGTTCGATGCGAAGCGCGCCGCGGCGAAGATCCGCAAGGCCAACTCGGAGGCGGAGAACCTTCGCAAGCGGCTGAAGGAACTGGAGCCGAAGGCCGCCGAACTGCAGCGGATCAAGGACGCGGAGAAGACCGAGTCCGAGCGCCTCGCCGGCCAGCTCGCTACGGCCAACGAGCAGATCACCAAGACCCGTCAGCGGCTCGTGAAGAGCCAGGTGCAGGCGCTCGCTGGGAACACGTTCGCCGACCCGGAGGACGCAGTCGGGGCGTTGGACCTCGACTCGTACATCGACTCGGACGGCGACATCGACGAGGCGGCCATCAGGGCCGATCTCGATGCGCTCTTGGAGCGCAAGCCGCACTGGGCCAAGCCCCAGCCTCAGCCCCAGGAGGGCCCGCGGCGTCCTGCGCCGGATCGCACTCAGGCGTCCGGCGCCAACAAAACGAAGGCCCCCGACCCGGCGGAGGAGTTCGCCGGGTGGCTGAGTTCGCAGCTTAAGAAGTAGCTGCGGGAGAAGAGACGATCATGGCGGCTACGGCCCCTATCACCCTGTCCAGCATCGATGGTGCGCTTCTGCCGCGCACGATCACCGCTCCGATCTTCGAGAAGTCGGTGGAGCAGTCGGCGATCATGGCGCTGGCGCGTCCGGCGCCGCTGGCGCTGGACGCCACCACGTCCGTGCCGATCCCGATGGACGTGCCGACCGCGGACTGGGTCGGGCAGGCGGCGAAGAAGCCCCTGTCGACCGGTGGCGTGGACGTGAAGCAGATGCAGGCGAAGAAGCTGGCGGTGCTGATCCCGGTGGCGATGGAGGTCGCGAACACCAACGCCGCGGGTCTCTACAGCCAACTGCAGAAGGATCTGCCTACCGCGTTCGCCCGCGCGTTCGACCACGCGGCGATCCACGGCAAGACCATGAAGGGCGCTGCGGGTCCGTTCACCGAGTACTTGGCCTCCACGACGAACAGCGTCACGCTGGGCACTGCGACGCAGGGCAACGGCGGCATCTGGGCCGACCTGGTGACGGGCATGGAGGAGGTCATCGACGCGGACTGGGACTACACCGGTACCGTCGCGGATCACCGGCTGAAGCCGAAGCTGCTGCTGGCCACGGACACCACCGGCCGGCCGATCCTGGTGGACACGCAGACGCCGGGTACGGACATGGCGGCGGCGGGGACGCTGATCGGTGAGCCGCTGGCCTACTCGCGGAGCGTGTCGGGGAAGCAGCGGCGTCAGTCCGCCAGTGTCGATTCCGGCCTGCGGGCGCTGGGCGGCGACTGGTCGCAGTGCGCCTACGGCGTGGGCATGGACATCACCGTGCGCGTGTCGAACGAGGCCACCTACGTGGACGAGGAAGGCGGCGTCCACTCCGCCTTCCAGGAGAACCTGGTGCTGCTCCTGGCGGAGGCGTACTACGGGTTCGTCATGGGTGACGCGCAGGCGTTCGTGAAGTTCACCGGCACCCCGAGCGGTTCCTGATGGCCAGGGCTGTCCCGGCTTCCGCGCCGGACGGGGCAGCCAAGCCGCTGTCCATCGTCGCCCGCGTGCACGCCGCGCCACCGGAGCACAACGCGGGCGCCGAGCACATGCTGATCTCGATGCTGCGGCCGCTGGTCGAGCGCGGGCATCAGGTGGAGGTGTGGTTGTCCCGTTACGGGAAGGCACACGAGGTCTACGAGTACCGGGGCGTGCGCGTCGTGCCGCTGGAGGCGCGCCTGGATTTCCCTTCTGCTGTGCGGCGGGCGGATGTGCTGCTGTCGCATCTGGAGTGCGTTCCGTCGACGGCGTCGCTGGCCCGCGGCTACGGCAAGCCGATGGTGGTCGTGTGTCACAACACGCACCGGCCCACGTTCCGGGATGCGGCGGCGGGGCAGACGGCGCTGGCGGTGTACAACTCGCGCTGGATGGAGGCGGAGGCGGAGTTGTTCTTCGCCGAGTATCCGAAGGCTGTCCGGCCGGAGCGGTCGCTGATCGTGCGGCCTCCGGTGTTCGCCGACGAGTATGCGACGAAGCCCGGCAAGGCCATCACGCTGATCAACTGCAATGCGGAAAAGGGCGGGACGACACTCGCGGCGCTGGCCCGGCGCATGCCGGATCAGCAGTTCCTGGCCGTGCGCGGTGCCTACGGCGAGCAGATCCTTCCGGACCTGCCGAATGTCGAGGTCGTCGAGCACGTGGACGGCTCCGAGATGCGGGAGCGGGTGTATGCCCGCACGAAGGTGCTGCTGATGCCGTCGGTCTACGAGTCGTGGGGACGGGCTGGCGTTGAGGCGTTGGCGTCTGGCATCCCTGTGGTGGCACATCCGACTCCGGGCCTGTGCGAGTCGCTCGGCGAGGCGGGCGTGTTCGTGGACCGCTTCGACGTGGACGGCTACGAAGCGGTGTTGGGCAAGCTGCTCGGTGATCCGGCCGAGTACCGGTTGGCGTCCAAGAGGGCTCGGGCTCGCTCGCGCGAGTTGGGTCCTGCAGCCGATCTGACGGCCTGGTGCGGTGCTGTCGAAGGTCTCGTGTGATGGAGCGGAGGTGTGCGTCGTGGCCTTCACGGTTCCCACGGCGGAGGAACTTGCGATGTACCTCCAGTTGGACGAGATCAGTGGCCCCCGGGCCGACTTCTTGCTCACGACGGCGGCACGGCTGTGCATGACGGTCGTCAAACCGCTGCCCGACGAGGCCGATGCGGTCGTGTTGGCGGCGGCTGGTCGGGCGTACATCAACCCTACGCAGGTCTCCTACGAGACGATCGGCCCGATGTCGGTGCAGCGCCCGCAGGGTTCTGGCGGTCTGTATCTGACGAAGGCTGACAAGGCGGCGCTCAAGTCGCTGGCCGGCCGCGGGGGGGCGTTCACGGTGGACCCGACCCCTGAGACTGCCGATCCGTCGCCGACGTATCCGGTCGATGTGGACGAGGGGATCGCCACGGAGTACGAGCCGGGCTGGGGCTGGCTCTGATGCCTGCCCCGTACCTGTATGGGGAGACCATCGTGCGCCTGCGTCGCGGCCCGTCGCCGGGCCGGGATGAGCGCGGGCAGCCGATTCCGGGCCCGCTCGTGGAGACGCCGATGCCTGGCTGCGTGGTGGCCCCGCGGGCGGAGACGCCGCAGGTCGGCGGCGCGGAGCAGCAGGGCCGGGACACGGTCATCGTCGGCTTCACGGTCTATGCTCCGCCCCGTTCCGATGTGCTGACCACCGACCAGTTCCGTATTCGCGGCGAGGTGTGTGAGGTGACGGGCTGGCCCGGCGACTGGGGGCGTTCTCCGTTCACGGGCACGTCCGGGCCGGTGCAGTTCGCTGCGGATCGGGTTACGGGCTGATGCCGCGTTCCTGCTCGACGGCGGCCACGAGTTTCTGCGCGGCGTCGTTGCTGCGGCGGGGGATGGACAGGCTGTGCGGGTCCGACTGCGGCGGTCGGCCGCCGGTCAGCGCTCCACCCTTTTCCGGGGCAGGTGCGGAGCCAGGCAGCACGAACTGCACATAGCCGTGGGTGGCCCAGGTGCCGGGCTTGAGGCGGGTGCCGGTCACGTCGGCGGCGCGGATGCGGAACTCCCGGGCCTGCTGGCCGATCTCCTTCTTGGTGATGGTGATCCAGCCGTCCTCGTAGCGGATCGTGCCTTGTACGCCCTTGACTTCCATGCCCGCCCCCCAAGTTGTCGGTGAGGTGAGGGTATGGCAGCCAAGTTCCGCATGTCTCGGAAAGGCGTCGGTCAGTTGTTGCGCTCTCCGATGGTTGAGGCGGAGATGCTGCGCCGCGCCGACGTCATCAAGGACGCGGCGGTCGCGATCTCCCCGGTGGGTACGGCGGCGTGGGATCCGCATCCGGGTCTGTACAAGGCGTCGTGGCATTCGACGAGTACGCGCCGCGGCGGACGCCGCAAGGACCGTGCGGTGGCCACCGTGTGGAACTCGGCGCCGTATGCCCGGTGGGTGGAGTACGGCACCGAACGTGTCCACGCGCATCATGTGCTGCTGCGGGCGGCGCAGGCGGGTGGCCGGTGATGGCGGCGGTCGGGTCGGTGGATGTCGAGCTGGAGCTGATCGGCTGGCTGCAGGAGCGCCTCGGCGACGGCGTCGTGGTGCGCGACGAACTCGACAACCTCCTCCTCGATGAGCTGCCCACGGTGCAGGTGCAGCGGCTTCCGGCTGGCGGTGATGACGGGTTCCGGCTGGACCGGGCGCTCGTCGACATCGACGTGTACGCCGCCACCCGCGGTGAGGCGATCGCCCTGTCGGCGACGATCCGCGGCGCTCTCCTCGGTGAGCTGCGGGGCAGCACGACCAGCAACGCCACGTGGGGCCGCATCAGGTCGGATCCGCCGCCCGCGATCCGCCCCTACCAGAACACGGGGCTCCGCCGTTGTGGGGCCACCTACGAGATGTTCGTTCACCCGGTCTCCTGACCGGCCAGGCCCGCGCCGGACCTGTAACCCAACCCCGCCCGTGTGCGGGGTTTTCGCATGTTGGGAGACCCCCTGATGGTCAACATCACCCGCGCTGCGGACTTGTCAGCGATCGGTGCGAACGGAGGTGGATGGACGGCGCCTGTCGGAACCACCTCCCCTGGCGATCCGCTGATCCAACCGACAGGGCTGTGGCAGCCCATCGGCGGCATCTCGGAGGACGGCCTGACGCAGGGCTTCGACGAGGACTCGGAGGAGTACACCCCCTGGGGCTACACGTCGCCGTGGCGCACGACCATCACCAAGTCCGTCCGCACGTTCGGCCTGACGGCGTGGGAGACCAGCCGGACAACGGTCAAGTCCATCCAGTACCGGATCGCCGAGGCGGATCTGGCGCCCGACGAGGACGGGCTGACGACCTACGCGGAGACCGCGTCGCCGCTGCCGGACCGCCGCGCTTGGTGGTTCATCGTCATCGACGGCAACGTCATGCAGGGGTTCTACGTGCCCGAGGGCGAGGTGTCGGAGCGCTCGGACGTGAGTCACAAGCAGGACGAGACGGCCGGCTACGAGTGGACGATCACCGCCTATCCCGACACGGAGGGCAACACCGTCTACCACGCGGACCGTCTGCCTGCGACGCCCGAGTACACCGGGTCCTGACGGGCCCCATGACTGGTGGCGGGCCGCCCTCTGGCGCGGGCCCGGCCCGCCACCTTCCCTTTGGCCCGCGCCCGGAAGAGAGAGGCCCGCGCTATGCCCACGACGAAGAAGGAACTCGACGCCGCAGCCGCGCAGGAGGCGGAGGCCGAGCAGGAGAACGACCCCTACGTGCCGGTGCCCCTCGCCGGCTACGACGGCGTCACCAAGGACGTCCGGGCTCTCCCGGCCGGCCGCTGGCGCGCGAGTGCGTTCCGTGCCCTGAACTCTGGCGACATGGACGCGTTCATGGCGCTCGTTCTCCACGAGGACGACGTCGAGGTGTATGAGGAACTCGACCCGGACATGGACGCGATCGGCCGGTTCGCGGAGGCCGCGGCCCGTGCCGGGGGTGAGGACCTGGGGAAATCCGGTGGGCCGTCTCGGTCTGGCAGGAGCACCCGGAGGCGGTAAGAGCTGACCTCATCGACCGGCACTACGACATCACCGACGTGCTGGCCGGGCGGCGGACGTGGGCGTGGCTGCGGGTGCTGATCCAGCATCTGCCGCCCGAGTCGCACACGATGACCGCCATCCGCAACAGCCTGTCCGACGTCGAGTTGGATGAGCAGGCGGACCTGGGCGAGCCGGAGAAGGGCCGCTGGTCGCAGGCCGAGCAACTGCTGGCGCTGCTGGCGGACCGGGTGGCGCAGCTCCAGTACACGCTGATCTGCGTCAACACGGAGAAGAAGTCGCAGCGGCCGGATCAGCCCGAGCCGATCCGACGCCCGGGGGCCAAGCCCCGCAAGAGGAAGACCGCCCCCATGTCGGATGCCGCCGCGGAGCGGCTGTTCCAGCTCATCAACGGAGGCGCGGCCTGACGCGCGGGAGGGAGTCCTCCTGTGGCCATCTCCGTCGGATCCGTCGAGGTCGATGTCATCCCCAACACCAAGGGGATCTACAACCACCTCAAGTCGGCACTGGTGCCCGCAGCGACGAAGGCCGGAGAGGATGCGGGTAAGGCGGCCGGCCGTAGCTTCGGGCCGGCGATGCAGTCCGAGGTGGGTCAGGTCGGCCTGCAGATCGGGCAGCAGATCGGCGCGCAGATCGCCGCCCGCATCACCGCCGAGATCCGCGGTGCGCTGCGGGACGGGGTCACCCAGGGCGGGCGGACTGCCCGCCCGGCGGCGGCGAAGCAGGGCGAGCAGGCGGGCGGGGCGTTCGCGAGGAGCGCCCGCGCCCGCATCGAGGCCGCGTTCCGGTCGCTGCCCGACGTCACCGTCGGCGCAGACACCTCCGAGGCGGACTCCGACCTGCAGGCCCTGCGCGCCCGCATGGAGACCCTCGCGGGCAAGCGCATCGGCGTCGACATCGACACGGGCGAGGCCCGCACCGAAATCACAGAGCTGGAGGATCAACTGCGGCGGCTGGGTGCCGCCCACCCCAATCCGACGGTGCGGGCCGACACGGCCGCGGCGCGGGCGCAGCTCGCCGAGGTGCGTGCCGAGCTGGACCGTCTCCATGCGGATCGCACCACAATCCGCCTGGAGACGGACGGAACGTTCGGGCAGCGGTTGCGTGCCGCGGTGCAGCAGGCAGAATCGTCCCTCCCCAACATCAACATCGGGGCGGACACCACCCCCGCACAGGGTGAGATCGCCAGCCTGCGGGCCCAGTTGACGGCGCTGCGGGATGTGCGGGTCGGCATCGATATCGACGCGGCCACCGCCCAGGCGAAGATCACCGAACTGCAGGGGCGACTGGAGCGGCTTTCCGCCTCGGACGCGGATGTGGCGGTGCGGGTGGACGCGGCTGCTGCCGCGACGCAGCTCGCCGCCGTGCAGGCCATGGTGAACCGGCTCGACGGCCAGACGGCGCGGGTGCGGGTGGACACGTCCGCCGCGGTGCGGGCCCTCATTCAGTTGTCGATCGCCGTGGGTGGCGTCGCTGTCCTGCCCGCGGTGCCTGCCCTGGCGGCGGGCCTCGGCGCGGTCACTGCGGCGGCTACCGTCGCGGCGGCCGGTGTGGGTGCTCTGGCCGCGGTCGCGGTCCCCGCAGTCCGGGAAATTGCCGGTGCGCTGCAGGCGCAGAAGGCGGCGCAGGAGGCGGCGTCGCGGGCGACCGCGTCCGGCGGTCAGGCGTCTGCGCAGGCGGCCCGGCATGCCCTGACCCAGGCGAGCGCCCAGCAAGCGCTGGCGGCGGCGGAGCGGAACGGGGCCCGGCAGATCGCGCAGGCCCAGCGGCAGGTGCGTCAGGCCCGGCAGGCTGCCGCGGAGGCGGCGGCGACCGCGGCGCAGCGGCAGGAGGCTGCTGCCCGGGCGGTGCAGGACGCGGAGCGGGCATTGTCGTCGGCTCAGCGTGATGCCCGGCAGGCACAGCAGGATCTGACGGATGCCCGCCGTGAGGCCGCCCGCGAGCTGGAGGATCTGAACGCCCGGCTCGCTGGGGCACAGCTCTCTCAGCGGGATGCGGTGCTGAGTGTGCGGGAGGCGCAGGTTTCGCTGGCCCGCACGATGAAGGATGCGGGGTCCAGCGAGCTGGATCGTGCTCGTGCGCAGCTCGCCTACGACCAGGCGGTGCAGCGCCTCAAGGACCAGACGGTCGAGACGAAGCGGCTGAAGGCGGAGACCGCGGCGGCGAACAAGGCCGGGGTCTCGGGTAGCGACACGGTGCGGTCGGCTCAGCAGCGGTTGGCGTCGGCGCAGCAGCAGGTGGCCGACCGGTCGCGTGCGGTGCGGGATGCGCAGGTGGAGGCGGCCCGCGCGCAGACGCAGGCGGCGCGGGATGTGGCTGCCGCGCAGGAGCGGGTGGGTGAGGCCACCCGGAATGTGGCGGTGGCGCAGCAGTCGGCTGCGGATGCGGTGTCGAGTGCGCAGCGGCAGATCCGGTCGGCTGAGCTGTCGGCGGCGGGTGGCGCGGATCAGGCTGCCGCCGCGCAGGCGAAGTACCGGGCTGCGCTGGCGAAGATGACGCCGGCGACGCGGGGCACGTTCAACGCGTTCGTGTCGCTGCGGAAGGCTTTCTCGGCCTGGTCGCGGAGCCTGCAGCCGGCTGTGATGCCGCTGTTCACGCGGGCCCTGAACGGCATGAAGAACTCCTTGCCGGGGTTGACGCCGCTGGTATTGGCGGCGGCCCGCGGCATCAAGACGTTGCAGGACCGGGTGTCGGCCGGCTTCAAGAGTCCGTGGTGGAAGAGCTTCAAGAGGGACGTGCAGGGCAGTGTCGAGCCTGCGGTCGTCAGCCTCGGTGTCAGCTTCGGCCGGATCTTCAAGGGCATGGCCGGGATCATCCAAGCGTTCCTGCCGCACATCGATTCGATCGCCAAGCGGATGGAGTCGGCTACCGGCAGGTTCGCGAACTGGGGCACCGGTCTGAAGGGGAGCCCGGAGTTCGAGCGGTTCCTGGACTACGCGGCCCGCATGGGCCCCAAGCTCGCTTCCACTCTGGGTGACCTGGGGCGGGCGTTTCTCGACGTGTCGCGGGCGCTGATCCCGCTGCAGGGCCCGGTCCTGGACGTGCTGGGTGCGCTGGCGCGGGGGATTGCGTCGATCGCGACGACCCTGCCGTGGCTGATCCAGGGCATGTACCTGGCGCTGATCGTGACACGGCTGTGGACGATCGGCATGGTCATCTTCAACGCGGTCATGCAAGCCAACCCGATCACGTTGATCATTCTGGGGATCATCGCGCTCGTCGCGATCGTCATCTACGCCTACAAGCGCTGGGGCTGGTTCCGGACCGCGGTGCAGGCGGCGTGGGAGGGCATCAAGACCGCGGCCTTGTGGGCGTGGAACGTGGTGCTGAAGCCGGTGTTCAACGCTTTGGTTGTCGCGATCCGCTGGGTCGCGAAGATCGCCGTGTGGCTGTGGCACAACGTCCTCAGCCCGGTGTTCCACGGGATCGCCGTGGTGGTCACCTGGTGGTGGCAGAACATCGTGCGCCGCTACTTCGGGCTGGTGCGGGGCGCGTTCCGGCTGGTGGCGAAGGTCGCGACGTGGCTGTGGCGGAACGTCTTGTCGCCGGTGTTCCGCGGCATCGGGAAGGTCATCTCCTGGTGGTGGCAGAACGTCGTCAAGCGCTACTTCGGCTTCGTGAAGTCGGCGATCCGCACGATGGCGAGCGTCTTCAAGTGGCTGTGGAAGAACGTCATCAAGCCCGTGTGGTCGGGCATCCGGACGGCGATCCGCGTCGCCTGGGAGAAGGGCATCCGGCCCGCCTTCAACGCGATCAAGTCCGCGGTGTCGAGGGTGGCGGACAGCTTCCGGAAGGCGAAGGATGCGCTGGGAAAGTCCTGGGCGAAGATCAAGTCGCTGACGCGGAAGCCGATCAAATGGGTGATCGATCTCGTCTACAACAAGGGCGTGCGCGGCCTCTGGAACACCGCCGCGAAGGTCCTGCCGATCAAGAAGCTGCCCTTCTTCAAGTTCGCCACCGGCGGGCCCGTGTACGGGCCGGGTACGGCGACGTCCGACAGCATCCCCGCACGGCTGTCCCGCGGCGAGCACGTGTGGACCGCGAAGGAAGTGCAGGGCGCAGGCGGCCACGGTGCCGTCGAGGGGCTCCGGGCTGCGGCCCGCGGGGGAGCGGGCCAGAGCGGTCCGGCTCCCGCAGCAGGCGGTGTGCCCGGATACGCGTTCGGCGGTGCCGTCGACTGGTTCAAGGGGGCGGGCGAGCGGCTCGCCGGGGGTGCTCGTGCGGTCGCCGGGTCCGTCTCCAAGGGGCTGGGCAAGCTGAAGGACGCGGCCCTGGGCGGCGTGTACAAGGCCGCGTCGGCGGCGGCCAAGCCCATCCGATCCCTGATCAACAAGGTGCCCGGCGGCACCAAGGGCTGGGGCTCGCTAGCCAAGGCCGTCCCCTCTGGACTTCTCACCGAGGCGCTGTCCGCCATCAAGGGGTCGGAGACCTCGGAGCTGGGCGGGCAGGGCGTCGCCCGTGCGCTGAAGTGGGCGCGCTCGCAGGCAGGGAAGCCCTACCAGTGGGGCGGCGCGGGCAACCCGAGCTTCGACTGCTCGGGGTTCCTCAGCAGCATCCAGAAGGTCATCCAGGGCAAGAAGCCCAAGGGGCGCCTGTGGTCCACGTTCTCCTTCTCCGGGAAGAGAGCTCCGGCTGGGTGGGAGTACCACAAGCGCAGCCCGTACCAGATCGGCATCACGAACAAGGGCAAGGGGCACACGGCGGGCACCTTGGCCGGGACGAACGTGGAGTCGCGCGGTGGCGACGGCGTCGTCGTCGGCTCCCGGGCCCGCGGCTACAACAGCCCGATGTTCGGGAAGAACTGGTACGGGTTCAAGCCTGCCATCGGTGGTGGCGGCGGCAAGTCGGCGAAGGCCGCGCAGGCCACGGCTCGCCAGATGTTGGGTGAGTTCGGCTGGTCGCAAAAGCAGTGGCCGCCGCTCAAGAAGTTGTGGACCCGTGAGTCCGGGTGGCGCTGGAACGCGAAAAACCCCAGCTCAGGCGCCTACGGGATTCCGCAGGCGCTCCCGGCTTCCAAAATGCGGTCGGCTGGCGCGGACTGGCGCACCAACCCGGCCACACAGATCAAGTGGGGCATGGGCTACATCAAGAAGCGCTACGACTACGGCACCCCGGCGAGGGCCTGGGCGAGGTGGCAGTCAAGGTCGCCGCACTGGTACGACGACGGTGGTCTGCTCCAGCCCGGCCTCAACCTCGTCGCGAACGGAACAGGCCGGCCCGAGCCGGTACTGACTGGCAGGCAGTGGGAGGTACTGACGGGGGCTGCAGCACGTGGCACCGACGAGCCCGCACTCGGCGACCTCTCGGTGACCGTGTACGTCGGTGATCGGGAGATCACGGATATCGCGCGGGCTGAGGTGCGGCGGTCGAATGGCGAGGTTTTGACGGCGCTGGGTGCGCGGGCGGGGAGGTGACATGGCGATCCCGGGGAACCTTCTGTCGGCGACGACGGAGATGGTGGATCCGAACACGTCCGGCTGGGCGGCGAAGGCGAACTGCTCGCTGTCGCTGGCGTCGGGTGGGCGGAATGGTGACGGCTGCCTGAAGCTCACCTCGGCGGCGTCCGGGGAGATGCAGGCGCGCACGTTCTCGTCGGTGCCGGTGGATGCGGGCGCCCTGTACTGGACGTTCGCGGACGCGTCATCGTCGGCTCAGCCGGAGCGGATTGGTATCCGCTGGCTGGACGCGGCGGGCGCCGAACTCTCGGTGACGTGGTCGCTGACGACGGCCGCTGCTTCGGCGAGCTGGCATCGCGTGTCGGTGGCCGGGGTCGCCCCGTCGGGCGCCGTGCGAGCGCAGGTGCTGCTGTCATCGACCGTTGCCGGGGCGGGGGTGGTGCACTACTGGGAGAACGTCTACCTCGGCCTGCCAATCCGCTACCCCGGCAACCTCCTCAGCTTCAACGCCGAGGCGGGCGGGGAGGTCGACGCATCAGCGTGGGCGGCGGAGACGAACGCCACCGTTTCCCGGATCGCACCCGTGTCGAGCTGGTCGTCGACGTTCTACAACGCGGGCGGCGAGCAGGTCGCGGTGACCGCCACAGCGGCGGGTGATGCGAGCGGCGAGTGCGTGGAACGACCCCCCGTGACGGTGGGGACGGAGTATGTGGCGTTCGCCTACCTGGGGCCCGCCACCACCGGGTCGGCGACGTGGGTGGAGCTGCGGTTCTACGACGAGACGGACACCGTACTGGAGGCGCACCGGTCGACGCTGGCGCCGCCGGGTACAGGCATGTACCGGCAGATCACCTCCGGGATAGCCCCAGCGGGCGCGGTCGCCGCCAGTCTGGCGGTCGGCATCACCGGGGCCGGCGCCGGTGAGGTGGTGCGGACTGAGGGCGCGTTCATCGGCGCGGTGGGCGCGGTGCCGAACCCGGCGATCCGCACCGGCAACCTGCTGCCCTGGGCGGACTGGGATTTCGAGGAGGGCGTCGGATCGTGGACCGTGGCCTCCGGGCCGGCCACCATCGCCCGCAGCAGCCCCTGGGGTGCGGAGCACGTTTTCGACTACTACGCGCTCACCGTGTCGTCGGCTACGGCGGCGGGGAGTGTCCTGCGGTCCGGCATCTACCCCGGTGTGACGGCGGGCGACAACTGGCGCGCCGAGACCTGGTTCAAGGTGGGCGCGGGTGGGTGGCAGATCGCTATCGCCGTCCGCTGGTACACCGACACCGACACCTACCTGTCCAGCTCTACGGCGATCACTTTCGATGCGCCGACGCCCGGCTGGTGGCTCCTCGTCGATGACGCGATAGCCCCGGCCGGCGCCACCCAGGGCCAGTTGGAGGTCACGCTCACCGCGACGTCGTCGAGCTCGGTCATGCAGCTCGACCGGCCGGCCCTGTGGGAGACCCTGCCGCGGGAGGAAGTGGCTGCGTTCGACGAGCAGGCGATGGTGCAGCTCATCCTGCGGGAGCTGACCGTCGGCCAGCTGATGACGGTGTGGCGGGTCACGCCGGACGGTGGCCGCACACTGGTGCGCGGCCCGGAGGGGCTGTACGACGGCTACTCGATCCCGGCCGACAGCCTCGTCATCGAGGACTATGAGGCACCGCTGGGTGTGCCGGTGTACTACGTGATCGAGACGGTGGCGGTCGACGACAGCGCCCACAGCCACAAGATCACGGACACCGTGACGCTCACTGCGGGCGACCCGAACTACGCCTGGTTGACGGATCCTGCCCGGCCGGGTGTGGGTCTGCGGGTGGCGGTGCGGCAGGCGCCGGAGTGGCAGCAGGCGATCGAGCAGACCGTGTACCGGGTGCGTGGCCGGGCGACGCCGGTGGTGCTGTCGGATGTGCGGCAGTCCCGCGAGGGCAGCCTCGTGTGCTGGACGCGCACCGACCAGGAGCGGGACGCGCTGCGGTTCCTCCTGTCGACCGGGAACGTTCTGTTGTGGCGGTGTGCGCCCGGCATGGGCGAACCCGATGTGTACGTGGTCGTCGGCGAGGTGCAGTACCCGCGGATCGTGACGTATGCCCGCGAGGAGTGGCGGGAGTGGACGCTGCCGCTGACCGAGGTGGACATGCCCACCGGCGGCCAGGTCGGTAGCGCCACCTGGACCGTGTACGACGTGGTCCTCGAGTACGACAGTGGCTACGACGTCCTCGACCGGTACGAGACCGTTTTCGACCTCACTGTCGACAGGAGGTCGTGACGTGTATCCGCCTCCGTCCGGCCGGTTCCTGCCGACGCTGGTGGAGGCCCACACCCCCGTCACCGTCGTCCAGCTCCACAAGGCGGACGGCACCGTTGTGGAGCTGGAGCACACCGCCGGCTCGGTGACGGTGGACAGGTCGCAGGCTGTGCGCCGCACCGCCACCGTCACCGTGCCCGACACCAGCCTCATCCCCAGAACCCCAAGCGAGCAGCTCGCCATCTACGGGGCCAGGCTGCGTATCGAGCGGGGCATCCGCTACGGCAACGGCACCATCGAGACGGTGCCCGTCTTCTACGGGCGCGTGGATGCCGTGGACGGCGACCCCGACTACGGGCCCGTCGACATCAGAGCCTCGGGTCTCGAGGCGGTCGTCGCCGACGACAAGTTCGTGTCCGCCTACTCGACCCGCGGCGGTGTCACCGCGGTGACCGCCATCCGCGGCCTCATCCAGGACGCCATCCCCGGCGCCGTCGTCACCAGCTACGCGGTCGATCAGGTCATCGGGGTGCGCACGTGGGACGCGGAGGGCGACCGGTGGGCGGCCGTGCAGGAGTGCGCCACCGCCATCGGCGCCGAGTGCTACGCCGACGCCGATGGGCAGTTCGTCATCGCGGAGCTGCCGGACATGCTGGTCGCGCCGATCTCGTGGCAGGTGGATGCGGGGGAGCGGGGCGCGCTCGTCTCCGCCAGCCGCGGATACAACCGGGACGGCATGTACAACTGGGTCGTCGCCCGTGGGGAGAACACCGAGGAGGACACGCCGCCGGTGACCGCGACGGCCGCCGACGAGGACCCGACCAGCCCCACCTACGTGTACGGGTCGTTCGGCAGGGTGCCGACGTTCTACTCGTCGGCGACGTTGACGACGACGACCCTCGCCCAGGCCGCAGCCAACAAGCTGTTGCGCGACAGCCTGAAGCCGAACGCCACCGCAGACCTGTCCAGCGTGCCGAACCCGTGCCTGGAGCCGGGCGACGTCCTCCGCGTCACCTACGCCTCCGGCGACCGCGACCTCTTGCAAGTCGAGAGCTTCAGCCTCGACCTGGTGGGCGGCGACTTCACGCTGGCCTGCATCGGTGGACGGGAGGACTCGTGACCGGGATCAGCCCCCAGCAGCTCGCCGCCGCCATCCGCGGCGCCGCGGTCGAGGCCGGCCAGACGGCGCCCGTCGTGCGTGGCGCCGACTGGCGACTCGCCACCGTCACCACCGTCAACACCGACGGCACCGTCGACTGCGACGAGATCCGCGCCCGCCGCCTGCCCAGCTACCCGGCCCCGCAGACCGGGGACGTCATCGTCGTCACCCGCTCCAGCTCCGGCAACTGGATGGCGTTCGGCCGGCTGGAGAGCACCGGGGCGGGCTGGACCAGCCTCACGCTCGCATCCGGCTACCAGTGGCCAGGCCACGGCTACAGCCCCGCCTACCTGGTACAGGGCAGGCAGGTGACGTTCCGCGGCCGGGTCGGCCCGTCCTCCGGAACCATCGCCAACGGCTCCACGATCGCCACGATCCCTACCGCGATCCGCCCGCCGGCCGGTGTGGAGGTCGGTTTCGGGGTGGCCCGGGACTCCAGCATCAACCCCGCGGTCGTCCGGGCGGAGATCACCGACGCGGGCATTCTGCGGATCTACGAGACGACGAATCAGCCCTCCTGGATCGCGCTCGACGGCATCACCTACTGGACCATCTAGGAGGCCCTGTGCCCACCGACGACTACGGTCAGGGCGTGCCCTGGCTGGAGAACTCCGACAAGCCGGACCTGCGGGCGGGGACGAAGGGCCTGGCCGACGCCCTCACCCCGCGGTCGATGATGCGGTATTCAACGGCTGCCGAACGCAACGCCACCATCACGTCGCCAGTCGCTGGGATGGTCGCGTGGCTCGACACCGAGATGTTGTTCACGGGCTACGACGGCACCGCATGGGTGGTGCTGGCGGCCGGCTCCCAGCAGTGGACCACCATCTCCCTGGCCTCCGGCTATGCGCACGACGGCAACAGCAACGGCACGGCGCAATACCGGCTGGTCAACCTGTTCGGTGAGACCAGCCTCATGTTCCGGGGCGGGGTCGGCATCACCTACAGCAGCGGCACCCCGCCCAACAGCAGCCAGATCAACGCCACGACGCTGCCCGTCAACGCTCGGCCGGCCACCAAGCGGACCATCTCCTGCGCCTGTTCCGTAATCGACACCACGCTCTCCAGCGTGAAGCTCGACATCAACAGCGACGGCACCCTGGTCCTCATCGGCATCGGCAGCACGTCCGAGAACCCGCCGTGGGTCAGCCTGAACGGCTGCTTCGCCTCCCTCTGACCCCGTCCCCCGTTTCCCTGCAGCCCCGCATGGTCGGGGCCTTTTTCATGCCAGGAGGGCCTATGGCCACCATGTGCAAGCTGTACACGGACACTGATCAGCTCATCCAGCCGCAGACCTGGACCACGGTGCGATTCGACCGGGTGCTCAAGGACACCGCGGGCCTGTACCAGGGCACCGGATCCGTGGCAGACCCCGACTCGGCGCTCATTCAGCCCCCGCGCGACGGGGACTTCATCTGGTTCCGGTTCATCCACTGGGACTCGATCACCGTGCCGGACGGGGATGTCCGGCCGCGGCAGTTCCTGGAGCAGTTCTGCCGCGACCCCTACGGGCAGTGGGATTCCACCGGCTCCACCGACGCCGACGACACGCCGGGGCGGGAGTTCCATCTCGCCTCGTGGTCGTTCAAGGGCCGCGCGGGGCAGCCGGTCGCGATCCGGGTGTGGCACGACCACCACGAGCCCGTGGCGGTCATCCACGGGCAGTTCGTCGCGATGACGTGGGACTACTGAGAGGCCCGTGATGATCAAAGGAATCGACGTCTCGTCGTACCAGCCCGAGCGGTACGGCACGCGGGGGCTGGACTTCGCCATCATCAAGATCACCGAGGGGACGTCGTACACGAACCCGAAGTGGGTGGCACAGCGGCAGACCGGCCGGGACGCCGGACTGGTCACCGGCTTCTACCACTTCGTTCGGCCCGGCTCGATGAAGGCGCAGGCGGATTACTTCCTCTCGAAGATCAACCTGCGGGCCGGGGACATCCTCGTCCTCGACTGGGAAGACCCCGGGGTCTCAAGCGCGGACAAGGACGCGTGGATCAAGTACGTGCAGGGCAAGGCCCCGGGACACCGGGTCCTGCTCTACTGCAACGTCGACTACTGGAAGAACCGCGACAAGTCCTCGTTCGCGGGGGACGGGCTGTGGATCGCCCAGTACAACGGCCACGCCGGCTCGCCGAGCATCCAAGCCCCGTGGCTCATCCACCAGTACACGAGCACTCCGATCGACACCAACCTCGCCCGCTTCGCCGACCGCGCAGCCATGAAGGCGTGGGCGACCAGCGGCAGCGGCAGCACACCGGAGGACGACATGCCCACTCAGAAGGAGCTGTACGAGGGCGCCTGGGAGCTGGACGGCGAGATGACCGTGCCCTGGGGCAGCGAAACGAACCCGACGTGGAAGCCCAAGTCGGTGCTCATCCACGTCGGCGAAGTCGCACGGGAGACCCGGGGCCGGGTGAAGGGGCTGGAGAGCGCGGTCGCCGAGCTGGCCGCGAAGGGCGCGGCCCGGGACGCCGTCCTCGCGAAGCTCGCGGAGGGGGGCGGACTGACGGCCGCCGAGGTCCAGGCCGCTGCCGACGCCGGGGCGCAGGCCGCCCTGGACAGGCTGGCGGACGCGCTCGCGAAGGGCCAGCCGTGACCGGTATCGATTACGACCTGGAGTTCCTGGAGGACGGCCGCACCATCGAGCTGATCTCCATCGGCATGGTGTGCGACGACGGCCGCGAGTACTACGCCGCCAACAGGGACATGCCTGTGCGGAAGATCCGCAGGCATCAGTGGCTCATGGAGAACGTCGTCCCGCACCTGCCCAAGGGGCACGGAGATCTGCGGAACAGCATGTCGAAGCGCTGGCTGTTCCACTACGGCGACCCGAGGGTCAAGTCTCGGGCCACGATCGCGGACGAGGTGGCCGCGTTCATCCAGGCCACGGAGGACGTGGAGCTGTGGGCGAACTACGGCGCCTACGACCACGTGTGCCTCGCCCAGCTCTGGGGCACGATGATGGCCCTGCCCGACGGTGTGCCGATGTTCACCAACGACATCCAGCAGGAAGCCCGCCGCCTCGGGATCGCCTGGGACGAGCTGCCCCAGCAGGAGAGCGGCGAGCACAACGCGCTCGCCGACGCCCGCCACAACCAGATCATCCGGCGCTGGCTCGCGCAACGGGCCTGAACCGGAAGCCGATCAGCCCATTTCTTCGTCAGAACGGATCCTGCCGTGAGAGTCTTCGGCCGCGAGCCAGCGCTCGTCATCAACACCGTGTCCGCCGCCCTCAGCCTGCTGGTCACCTTCCAGTTCGGCCTCACCACCGCGCAAGCCGGCGCCATCGTCGCCGCCGTATCCGCCGTGTTCGCCGCAGTGGCCGCTGCCGTCACCCGGCCCATTGCCCCGCAGGCGTTCACCGGCCTCGTCGCCGCCGTCGCCGCACTGGTCGCCGCGTTCGGCTTCGAGGTGTCCCCCGAGTCGATCGGCGCCGTCAACGGCCTCATACTTGCCGGCCTCGCCCTGCTGGCCCGCGGACAGGTGACGCCGTCCAAGCCGAACGCACCAGCCGCCGGAGCCTGACCAGGGGGCCGTCATGTCGGACGAGCCGACGCTTGGGGAGGTGGTGCGACGACTCGAAGCCGTACACCAAGACCTCAAGGAAGACGTCCGCGAGCTCGGCTCCCGGCTCGACAGCAAAGTGTCCATCGAGCGATACGACTACGAGCACCGGGCCAGAGACGACGACCTGCGGCGCATGAGCGAACGCGTCCGCGCCATCGAAGAAGCCCGCGACGCCGACGCACGCCAAGCTGACGCCGACCGGCGAACAGCGGACGACCGCCGCCGAGCCGACAGGCGACTCGTGTTCACCGCACTCATCGCACCGATCGCGCTGCTGCTACTCCAGACCTACCTGGCAGCAAGGGGGGCGGGCACGTGAGCACCCACCACCATCCCGGCAAGAGGCGCCGCCGCAGCGACGTTCTGTTCGCCGCTGCGGTCGTCATGGCGTTGGCTGCGTTCGTGTGGGTCGTGCTCACCATGCAGCGTCTCGCCGGGGAACTCCGCGACGCCAACGACGCGCGGGACGCGCTCGCCGAGCAGGTACAGCAGTTGGGGGAGAAGCCTGTCGCCGGGCCGCCCGGTAGTCGCGGAGACGCCGGCGACGCCGGGCAGGTCGGCCCGCGCGGGCCCCAGGGGCCCGAGGGGGACCGCGGTAGTCCCGGGCCGCCCGGCAAGACCGGAGCCGACGGCAACAACGGCTCTGACGGCAAGGGCGGCGAGGCGGGAGAGGAAGGCCCGCAGGGGGAGCAGGGCGAGACCGGGCAGGAAGGCGCCCAGGGAGAGCCCGGACCGCAGGGGTCGCGGGGCGAACCCGGTGCGGCAGGACCGCGTGGGGAGCAGGGCCCGCAGGGCGAGCGGGGGCCGACGGGTCCGGCGCCGTCGTCCTGGACGTGGACGTACAACGGCGTCACCTACACCTGCACCCCTACCTCTGGCGGTTCCACCTCGTATAGCTGTGCGCCGTCTGGCGGGGGAGGGTCGGGGCCGGATGAGCCGAAACCGCAAGCTGCGGCGCTCGACCCGAGCCGCCGCACGTATCCGTAGGAGGCAGCATGCCGTTGCAGTCGCCGGGGCCGACGCCGGCTCCGGATCCGGGAGGCGCCGACCTCGGTAGCCAGGTGGACATGGGGTGGGTGGAGCCGCCGCCCGAACCGTCACCGGAGCCGCCACCGCCGCCGTCCACGAACCCGTTCCTCGAACCCGCACCCCCGCCGCCGGACGAGGCGGCATGACAACGCCCCGCCGCCCATTACGGGCGGCGGGGCGCTTCGTCGTGTGCGGCTACGATGCGGGTAGCCGCCCCGGTACTAGACCTACCGGGGCGGTGTCGTCAGACGGTCTCGGTGGTGTAGGTGTCCCAGCCGATTCGGTCATCCTGCTCACGAAGCATCTGGCGCCAGCCCTCGGGTGCTGGGTAGTTGGAGTCCTCGCCGTCGCCCCGGTAGTAGAGCATCGCCTTGCCGTCCCCGATGCGAAAGTCGATGCCCAGCCGCTTGGCATCGTCGATCAGCGAGTCGATGGCGCCCGTGAGGGCGTCTACTCCCTTCTCCTCGCAAACGAAGTAGCGCGTGCGCAAGCTGCCCTGCGTAGAGATGGAACCCTCTGCGGGAGAGTCGGACAGGAAGCCGTCGTCCAGGAAGTCGAGCGAGGCCATCCAGCCGGAGTGAATCTCCTGGCGTTCCCCGTTGATGACGTGGGCCCGCGCAGACCATGTGACGGTGATGCCGGTGGACCAGTAGCGGCCCGTCTTGCTGATCATGCGTCCTCCTTGGCGTTGACGATGGCGCTGATGCGGTCGAGCCTCTCCTGTGGCGACAGGGCACCGAGGTTGCCCTCCGCGAGACCGTCGAGGATGCGGCGCACGTTGACTCGCCCCGGGTCCAGCACCGCATCCAGGACGGCGGCGCGGGTGGAACCGTCCCGCACGTACACCCACACCCCCTGCTCCTTGCGCGGCACGGTGTTGCAGCGCGAGTCGAGCGTCTCCCGGGGGAAGTAGCCGAGGTCGGTCTCGGCGAGTTCGTCGGCGATCTCGGTGAGGACACCGGAACCCAACTTCCGGTAGCCCAGCTCCTCGCGGAGCGCGCCGAGCGTGACGCGTGTGAGGCCGCCCTCGGCGGTGCACTGCTTGTGGATACCTGCAAGATCAGACATGCCCCCACCTTCGACAGGATGTGATGGAAGCCAGTGCATCATATGGATTCGCGTCGCACAAGATGTGTGACGTGGCTCGATGTGATGCAGGTTGAGTCGAACACCGCTGGGCGCACACTCGGTTGACGCTGCCTCACCCCCGATAACATGCAAGATCGCGGGTCTCGCCTTCGACGGATGGAGCGCGACGGCTCTGGGTCCGTCACGGCACAACCGGGGAGCGGGTGGGCAGTATGGCCGGGTGGATCCGACGTGCGCTGAAGAGGGATCCCCAGGCGGGTACCACCTCCACTGACCCTGCCCAGTGGAGACTCTTTCACTGGCGCTGCCCGTGCGGAGCTCACTCTCGTGGCGGCGACCCCTTCAAGGCTGACGCGGAGTACAACGCCCGGCGACACATGTGGCGCGAGGGTGTGGAACATCCGATGCCGGAGATCTACTCCGCCGAGTAAGAGTCGAGCTGCGGGACTTGGCGGGAAGCACCGCTGCCCCGGGCCCCGGAAGAATTTGGCCAGGCTGGCGAACAGTTGGGCTATATTGGATACCAGCCCAGGTGCGCAGGCATCGGATACTTCCACTGTTAATGGGGCGGTTGCGGGTTCGAGTCCCGTCGGACGCCACGGCGTCCGTAGCTCAACAGGTAGAGCACCACGTCTCCGACACCGACTTCGATCTCTGGGCCCACAACTTCAGATTTGCACCTCCCGGTGCGCAGGCTGCGGCTACTTCTTTGGGTGAATGCGCCGCCGCCGTCTTTGATCTCGGGAGGCACAGCATCCGGGGGCGCCCGGTGCGCAGGAGACGGATACTTCTCCTCTCAAGAGAGCAACGCGGGTTCGAATCCCGCCGCCAGTCGTATGGCTGGTGTCGTCCAGCGGCCTAGGACGCTACGTTTCCGTCACCGACTCTGACCTCGGGCACCCCCACTGCTGGGCTTCCCCTCTCAGAGAGGGGGCTTCTTGTGGCCCGCTTCAACACCCGCACAGCCCGCCCGTCTGCCAGCTCGCCCGTGACATCGACCGGGGAGCGTGCGCTCACCGCCGAGGGCAGCCACGGCTACCTCCGCGACACCAAGTCCGAGCTGTTCCTCCTCGCCGTCGCCAACATGGTCGGCCAGGACACGTTCTACGAGACTGGCGGACAGCGCGACGACCGCTACACCCAGCTCATACGGCAGCTCGCCGTCGAAGACCCAGCCTGGTGCGTCGAACTGCTGGGCTGGCTCCGCAGCGACGCCAACATGCGCACCGCCGCGCTGGTCGGCGCCGCCGAGTTCGTCAAGGCCCGCCTCGACGCCACGGCCGCCGGTGACCTGGCGCCCGACACGGTGACGGCATCGGCCAGCGGCGGAGGCTGGAACCGGCGCGTCATCGACTCCGTCCTCCAGCGCGCCGACGAGCCCGGCGAAATGCTCGGCTACTGGGCCAGCCGCTACGGCCGACGCCTGCCCAAGCCCATCAAGCGAGGGGTCGCGGACGCCGTGCAGCGGCTGTACAACGAGCGGAGCCTTCTCAAGTACGACACCGAATCCAAGGGGTACCGGTTCGGCGACGTCCTCAACCTCGTCCACCCCAGCCCGGCGGATAACAAGGCGTGGCAGGGCGACCTGTTCAAGCACGCCCTCGACCGCAGGATGAAGCGCGACGAGGAGATCCCCGCCAGGCTCCCCATGCTGCTCGCGCGTGAACGGCTCACGTACACACCAGTTGACCAGCGCAGGGACGTGCTCGCCAACCACGGCGACCTCCTTCAGCAGGCTGGCATGACGTGGGAGGCGCTGGCCGGCTGGCTCCAGGGGCCGATGGACAAGCAGGCGTGGGAGGCGGTCATCCCGTCCATGGGCTACATGGCGCTGCTCAGGAACCTCCGCAACTTCGACGAGGCCGGCGTGTCCGACGCGGCGGCGGAGCAGGTCGCGGCGAAGCTCGCGGACCCGGAGCAGGTGGCACGCTCACGTCAGTTGCCGATGCGGTTCTACTCGGCGTACAACGCGGCGCCGTCGCTGCGCTGGGGCTACGCACTGGAGAAGGCGCTGTCCGCGTCACTCGCGAACATCCCGCAGCTCGCAGGGCGCACCCTGGTCCTGGTCGACACCTCGTCATCGATGAACGAGCCGTTCTCGCGGGACGGCAGCCTGATGCGGTGGGATGCTGCGGCCCTGTTCGGTATCGCGTTGGGGCAGCGGTGCGCGCGAGCGGATGTCGTGTCGTTCTCGTCGGCCCGTTACTACACGAACGACCGCCCGGGGGCGAGGACGAAGGCGTTCCCTGCGCAGAGGGGTGAGTCGCTGCTGCGGGCGGTGCAGCGGTGGAAGGGCGGTGGCTGGTTCCTTGGGGGCGGTACCGACACAGCGGCGGCTCTCCGTCAGGAGTTCACCGGTCACGACAGGGTTGTGATCGTTACGGACGAGCAGGCGGGGCATGACGCGGACGACGTGATGCGGGCTGTTCCGTCGTCGGTGCCGATGTACACGTGGAATCTGGCTGGCTACCGGGTGGGGCATGCGCAGTCGGGTGGGAGGGGCCGGCACACGTTTGGCGGGCTCACGGATCAGGCGTTCCGGATGATCCCGCTGTTGGAGTCGGGGCGGGCCGCCGCGTGGCCGTGGGTTCACGCCTGAGCCTCACAGCGCTGAGCCCCGCTGCCTTCGGGCGGCGGGGCGTTTCGTCATGTGCGATGACTCCTCGACGGGCGGCTTCACCGTCGATCAAGTGGGTCACCGACGAGCACCACGTCGAGTGCCCCGCCGCGACCCCTACTTCTTGACCGCAGGCCGCCACCAAGCCCCGCCGCCGTGCGGGGCTTTGCCGCGCGGCAGGACCCGCGAGTTGCGTCGTCTGTACATGATGAGATCCGACAAGGAGACCGCCGATGCCCGACGAATCACCCGCCTACCAGCGCCTCAAGCAGGCAGCAGCGCAAGCTAATGCGGGTGCTCCCCTGCTAGCCCTCCGTACCCTGAGGGACGTCCACTGGGAGTGCGTCGCCCTTGAGGCTGAATGGCAAGACCGTGACGACGAGAACGCGGCAGAGGTGCGCGCCGCGCTCGCCCGCATCCGCGCCAAGCTGGCCCCCGCTGTGACAAATCCCTACGGGGCAAAGGAACCGAACCGGTGAAGGAGTGGACGGGATGAGCGGCCGAGAGACCATCCAGAGGTTGAGCGCCTCACCGAGAGGCACGACGGCCTTCTGCGGACCCTCAACGAACAGGGCGAGGCCCGCGCTGAATGAGGAGCCCGCCCGGTGACCGACCTTGTCCCGCGTCAGCCGGACGCCACCCCCGCCAACTGCGACGCTCGCCGTCCTCGCAGCCATGGAGGAGGCCGCGGACAAGCACCTCGACGCCACCCTCCGCGTCCGGAGCATGCACCACCACCGGAGCCATACACCCACCCTGCGGCACGGCGAGCCTCGGCGCATCTCGGGTCAACCCGACCCCTGCCCCGGCCGGCGGTGCTCCTCCCAGGCCAGCAGCGTGCTGGGCGTGCTCCCCACCTCCGCGGCGACCCCTTTCAGACCGCGCCTTCCTACTGCTCTGCGGGCCGCGGCCAGGTCGCCCCAGCCGCGGGCGGCGAATTCGGCGTCGAGCCGGGCGAAGGCGGCGGCTCGCCTGGGCTGGAGCCGTGCACCAGCCGTGACCCACCCGTCGCCGAGGATCTTCCTACGCCAGTACGCGATCGTTCTGGGGTCCCGCCCCGCCCTGCGCCCGACCTCGTGGAGGCTGAGCTGAGCGGTGTCACGGATGAAGCTCTCCCACCCGGAATGGCCGAGGCCGCGGGCCAGTGCCTCGAGGGCTGCCCGTTTGTTCGCGTGGGCCTGGCTGCGGCCCTTGACGATGGTGGCCCGGTGGATGGCCCGAACCTCGGGCCGGGGCGCGGTGGCTACGTGGCGGGTGTTCCCGGAGCGCCCGGCAGCGCGGCGCTCCTCGGGGCTCTGCCGCTGGGCGATGGAGGCGAGTTCACCGCGAGCGTGCCGGGCGCGGGCCTGCTCCCGCCACCTGTCACTCAACTCCGGGCTCACGAGCGGGTGGCCGGCGGCCAGGCCGTGCCGTTCGCGGTAGTCGTCCGGAGTCATGTCCTCGCCGCGGTGGAGGTGCATGTCGAGCCTGCGGTACCACCGGCCGCATTCGAGGCACTGCAAGCGCCCTGCGGCGTCCTCGGGCTGCGTCCCGCGCGGCACGGGCCTCAAGCCATCGCCTGCGCTTCGACGGCGTCGGCGTAGGCGATGGACAGGCCGGGCACCTCCTGGGCGACGCGGGCGATGACAGCCCGGTGCCAGGAGGCGGGGAACGGGATCTCGGGGTGAGCGGCGTGGTACTCGGCGTCGTCCCGGTAGGTGACCACCCCGGGCTCGGGCATGTCCATCAGCTTGCCGATCAAGACGGACACGAACTCGCCGGTCCGCTCCTCCAGGTCCTCGATCTCCAGCCGGACGCCGCCGGGGACGGCGTACTTCCCTGCCTCCCAGTGGCGGACGGTGCGGGCGCTGACGCCGAGGTGCTGGGCGAGCCATTCGGGGGTGAAGCCGAGCCACTCGCGGACGACCCGCAACTCGGCCGGGGCCATACGCTCGTCCTCCGGCATGCCGGGCGGATCGGTGTAGTCGGGCACAGTGCCTCCAAGGTGAGGCCCCCGACCGGGCGGCCGGGGGCTGTGAGTGATGCTGTCAGGCGTTGTCGACGTCGTGGCGCTCGATGATGGCGAACAGGTCGATGTCCTCGATCGCCCCGGCGATGTCGAAGTCACCGATCTCCTCGGTGTAGTCGGGGTCGGTGTGGTGCAGGCCGATGAACTCGTTCCCAGCGATGGAGATGCCCTCGGGGAGGACGTTGTCGATGGCCTTCCGGTAGTCGGAGGCGATGCGGTCGAGTGCGCCGGACGTCTCCATGCGCTGCTGCCAGTCGCTGTCGCCGCCGTTGATGGCGTCCAGGATGCTGGCCTCGACGCTCACGTTGTAGCGGTCGCCGTGGTTGCACCAGGTGCCGTAGTCGGTGGTGGTGGTCATAGCTGTCCCCTTTGCTCGGTTCGGATGTGTGTGCTGGTGGTTCAGAGGGCGGCGATGGCGTCGCGGATGCCGGAGACGACGGCGGCGAAGACCTCGTCGCGGTCGGCGACGCGGGACTCGCTCCAGCCGAAGCGGGCGTGGATCTTGCCGGTGGCGGCGTCGAACCACACCTTGTCGATGCAGCCGAGGAGCTTGCTCGCCTGGCTGTTGGAGATGCCTGCGCCCTGGTAGCTGGCGGAGGAGATGTTGCCGGTGTTGTAGTGGCTGGTCTCGATGCCCGCGAAGTGCGCCCAGTTGTTGATGTAGACGCGGTCGTGGCCGTTCTTCTGCCAGCGGTTGCCGCCGATGGCGGTCATGGTGTCGATGGTGAACTCGACTGTGCGGGCGGGTCGCTTGAGGGCGCCGATGGCGATGCGGGCGGCGAGGGAGGCGGTGTCGATGATCCAGCGGCCGGCCTGCTTGACGGCGTTGATGGCTCCGTAGCGGCACCAGGTGCGGATGGTGGCGACGGTGACGTTGGCCTCGATGGCGGCGGCGGTGGTGTTCATCGACCGGTTCCTTCCGGCGGGGTCTGGGGCTGTTCCCCTGACCTCATGACAACCACAGTAGCTTCCAAATCTGGAAGGCGCAAGGGGTCTTCGTGACTCTCCTCTGCCTGTGTCATACTCAGCGAGTCACCGCCTGTGTGAGGCATGCAGCTCCCTTTACTCCTTGAGCGGCTGCGGTTGCCTACCTGCACGCGCAGGCGTGGTGCGCGTCGGTTCTCGCACAGTGCCCGGCGCCTGCTCCCCGCCACTGCGGGGCTAGCGTCAAGCCTCCGCCACACAGGCGGAGGCTTTCGCACGTTCACGAACCGCCGGGGGTCCGCACCGCATCCCGAGCCCCCGCCGCTTGTCACCCGGCCCTGTCACACTGGGTGCATCACATCCATCATGCTGGCTGCATGTGGACGGACGGCCCCGCTACAGCGCAGCGGGGCCGGATCCGTAGAGGAGAAGCAGAGTGGGCAAGCTGGCGAATCGGGAGCTGTTGCTCCCGGCACAGGTAGCGAACTTGCGGACGGCCCTCCGGAACCGCGAGAGAAGCATCGTGGACGGGATGTTCCAGCAACCCGACTACCCGCCTCTGCCGCACTGCCCGACGTGCGACGTGGCCCCGGAGCGGATCAACGGGGAGCAGACGTTGCACGGCACCATGCTGATCGACTTCCTGCCGTGCGGGCACCTCTTCTACTTCTACCTGGACATGCTGCTGTGACCGGCGACCTGGTGGCGTTCCTACGGGCCCGGCTCGACGAGGACGAGCGACTGGCGCGGGCAGCCGCTGAGCCGGAGAAATGGGTGGAGCTGAACCGAGAGCCACGCCCCCGGTGGTACGTGCAGCTCTGGGCGGACCCTGACCGGGTAGCTGTCATTGCCGATCCCGAGTCTTCCGCCTTCCCGGTCGTAGTCAGTATCGAAGGCATGGATGAGGGCGACGCACAGAACCGCATCGATCACATCGCTCGCCACGACCCGGCCCGGGTCCTCGCCGACATCGAGGCGAAGCGGCGGGTCGTGAGGTACTACGAGGATGCGGCCCGTACTCTCGCGGCCGCAGAGCCCGGCACGCCGCCGCACGACCTCATGACCGGCGCGATGAACTCTCTACGCGCGGCCCTCCAAGCGCTCGCGCTGCCCTACGCGGACCACCCCGACTACCGCGAGGAGTGGCGGCCATGAGGTGTCGCTTGGTGGCGCTCCTGCGGGCGCGTCGCTAGCCCTGCGCTGCGTGCCGGTGCGGACCCCTGCTGCTGCGCTGCGCGGCCCGCCACGCAGCCCAAAGCTGATCAAGTTCGGCGAGCGCCTCCGGAGTCCACACCGTGCGCCCAGCCACGAACCGGCGGATCGCGGCGTTCGCCGACGCCTCCGCATCACCACACGCACACGAACGTCCGACATCGTCCCCCACCATGCCCGCCAGTCTACGGAGCTGGTCTGACGGCGGCGGCCCGCTCCACTGTCAGTGCCTCGTGCCATGCTCCGCGCGTGGATGACACCCGGGCGACAGCCGTGTACCGCCTGTATGACGCCGAAGGCACCTTGCTGTACGTCGGCGTGACCTGGGCTCCGAAACAGCGGTGGAAGGATCACCGCAAGGAAATGCTCTGGTGGCCAGAAGTCACCGATAAGCACCTCACCTGGTACGGCACCCGGCCGGAGGCGGAGGAAGCCGAGCTGAGTGCCATCCAGGCCGAGAACCCGCTGTACAACAAGAGTGGGTTCGGCTTCGACGCCGAGGGCGAGCCGCTCGGTCCTGTGCTTCCGTCGGGCGTTCCTCCTCAGCCGTGGGGAGCCCGGATCGCCTACCAGTTGCCTGCAGTGCGGCCGGCGTACCGGCTGGAGTGGTTCACGTGGCGCGCCCAACTGCGCGACGCCTACCTCACCCCCGAGGAGAGAGCGGCGCTCGGACGGAGGCAAGGGCGGTATGACTAGCGCGCTGACCTGTGGGTAACCCGCCGCACGCGGCTCGCCGTCCGACCTACGGTCCTCGTCCACCTACGAGGAGGTAGCCATGGACGAGGACCGGACGGGTGTGGACTGGAACTGCTGGGCAGTGCTGATCGCTGTCGTGCGATTGGTGATGGACGTGGCCGGAGCGTGGCGGTGAGGTCACGACCCGCGCGGCCCCCACTCCCACGCCCCGCCCCCGCGCGGAGTCGTCGAGGCGGACGCGCTACAGCTTGAGCAGCATCGCGTCGTACACCGGCGCATCGGGGAAGGGCACCACTTCCCCGATCTGCCGATATCCCCACTCCTCATACCGGGCACGCACGCGCGGGTGATCACGCTCCACGAGTAGCGTCACACGCTCTTCGGCGCGATCACGCACAAGCGCATCATGAATCTGACGGGCGGCCCCCGTACCCCTGACAGACTCCACCACCATCAACTCCGACAGTGCGAACGTCCGGGCTCCGGTCTCAGCGAGCTCAGCCTCCGGCGCAGGAGTGCGCAGACCTTTCCACCAGTTCGTTCCCTGTTGGAGCACGCATCCGAAGGCGTAACCGACCGGTGTCTTGTCGAGGTAGCCGACAGCGGCGGCGAACCCGGGAACCTCAGTGTTCCAGCCGAGCCGTTCGTCGAACCGCTCGATGCTGTGAAACTCCTCGTCCAACCGGTTCCGGTATACCTCGGCGTACACCGCTAGGAGTTGCAGTCGGATCTCGTCGAGGTCCCCGGCGCCCCGTCGTTGAATCTCCAGCTCGGTCATCACACCTCCTGCCTGGTCTGTTCGCAGAACTCCCGCGCCGCCGCCACCTTGGGGTACCGACCCAACCCACTGCGCACCTTGGCGAGCTTGTCTGCCAGCCGCGCGCTCTGCACCCGGCCAGCCATGCCCGACGCCCGCCGAGCTTGCTGGACGGCGCCCTCCACTTCGCCACCGTCCAGCAGAGCCTGGGCACGCTGCAAGGTGTAGTAGGTGCGGTTCCTCTCGAAGCGCGGCTCAAGCTGCACCAAAGCTGCGGACGTCAGTTCGTCGGCCCTCCGGTGCTGACCGAGTGCCTGCCGTGCAGCCCCGGCCAATCCGAGAATCTCGGCGGGGGTCAGGAACGACAGCCACGCCGTGGGCTCACCGCTCGCTTTGCCGTAGGCCGTTTCCGCCCTCGACAGCGACCGCTCCGCTCGTGACCGCTCGCCGAGCCACGCGTGCCCGACGGCCTGGCGGCAGTGCAGCAGCGCCATCAACCGGGGATCGTCCTTCGCCTGCCGTGTCTCCACTGCCGCCCGCCCGATGCGGAGCGCCTCTTGGTCCCGGTGTTGGAGCCGGGCCTGCATCGCCAGGTTCGACCACACCCGGGCTTGGAGGGTCCCGTCGCCTGCGAGCATCGCCGACTGGAGCGCCTCCTGATACAGGGCGCTGGCGGCTTCCTGGAGACCGGCGTCGTAGGCAAACCACCCTGCGGACGCGGCGAGATCTCCAGCGGCCGAGTACAGAATCTTCTCGACCCGCGGCCCGTAGGTGCATCGGTTCAGGGCATCGTGCACTCGCGCGAGGGCCTCACCCGCCACGGAATGGAGGGCTCCGCCACCGAGGGCGTGGTCGTGGCCGTACAGGGCGGGAACGAGCGAACGAATCCGGTCAGCGTCGCTCGTGCCGAGCCGGCCGCTGGTCGGGATGTTGTCCACGCCCAGGGTGGCCGCGAGCCCGCCAGCGATGAACTCCCTACGACGCACGGGCGGAGTCCTCTCATGCGAGGCTGCCCGTGCTGGGGGAGGCGGAAGGGGGCGGGGGCGTTTGGCGCGTGGGATGAAACCCATTGCCTCCGGCGAGCAGCCGAAGATTTCCTGGAGGGGAAGAAGGTACCGTGACCATGGCCGCTGCACGTCGCCTGCGATCCAGCGCCGGACGTGTCGATCCGTGCAGGAGGCGGTTTCGCCGGTGAGGTACTCGGCGACACGGTTGATCTCCTCGGCAAGCCCCTGATGCGTGAACCCGTAGGTCAGGAGCAGGTCTTCGAGCTTCTTGTTGCGCTCCCGTGGCATGGCGCCCCCTTTCGCTGAGCTTCGAAGTTAGCGGTGCGTGGCTTCCAGCGCAGCAGAAAGTGTCCGGTTCACCGGAAGTAGGTGACCCCGAACTGTCCTGATGCCTCACCGGACACTTTCGGTTTCCTAAGGTCATGACCGAGACCGTAGGGCAACGACCGGCCTCCACCGGCAACCCGCATGTGCGTGGCGACTACGTGGTGGATGAGGCCACGCGGCAGGCCATGCCGTCGGAGCCGGCGTGGGTGGGACGGGTGCAGCTCGTCTCCACAGGGCCCCCGCTGCGGTACGTCTTGGTGACCGAGACCGGCTACGAGTGGCGCGCCGACCCACGCGACGTGCGTCCGGCCACGGTCGAGGAGCGCTCCGAGTACGACGCCGCGCTGGAGCGCAGGCTCCGCGGGCTGCGCGACCTCGGCCTCCGACTGACGGGGAGCCGCCGCGCATGAGCGCCCTGAAGATCCGCGTCTCCCGCGACGGCGGCCGAACCTGGAGTCGGCAGCGCACACTCCGCGGCTCCGAGCGCTGCCCCGTCACCTCGACGTGGCCGCCCTGCCGGTGCCCGCGCTGCAACCAAGGGGGCGGGCGCAGTGCCTGCTGATCCCGCGACGCCCACGGCCCGCCGCGGCACCTGGTACGGCACCTGCCCCCGCTGCACCCGGCCGCTCACTCTGACCAGCAGCAGCGACGAGAAGGGCCGCGTCGTCAGCATCCGCTGCCGCGAGTGCGACTCCCAGAAGGACAAGCCCCGTGCCTGAGAATCCCGACAGTCCCGTCCAGTCCCTGCGCCGACACCTGCGCGAGCACCTGCACCGGTACGGCCGCAGCAGCCTCGGCTCGCCGTTCCTCAATGCCTTATGGAACCTGACGGGCCCCGGCCCGCGGGCCGACTGCCTGCGGCGCGTTGCCTGGCACGCCCGGCACCAGAAGCTGACCTGGCCGGTCAGCCTCGGGACCCGCTACGCGGCCGACCTGCAGCAGGCCGCCCGACTCCACAGCGATCTCGGCGCGTTCGTGGTGCCGCTGGACAGCCTGCCCGAGGACTGCGGCCAGCAGATGGAGGCCGCCCTGGTGCTCCTCGCTGTGTGCCCGGACCGCCGCGCCGCACTGCCTGTCGAGATCGCCGAGCCGGGAGACACCACATGACCGTGACCAGCGTCGGCCCGGACTGCGAGTACGTGCCGTGCGTCTACTGCGAGCAGTACCGGGCCCAGATCACCAGCGCCCAGCACCAGGGCGAGACCGCGCTGGAGGCGGTGCTGCACGAGGTGCTGCACCTCCACTGGGAGGAGAAGCACGCCGGTGCGCGGCGGCTCCACGCCGCACCTGACTCCCGTCCCGGCCGGAGCGACATCACCCGGGCGGACCCCGTGGCGGACCGGCCGGGACGGGGCCCCAGTTCCGACGAGAGAGAGGAGCCGGAAGTCCCCGCCACCGGACAGGCCGACACGCACGGCTTCCACTCCATCGCGTGACGACCGCAGCCCGGAGGCGGGTCCCCGAGAAAACCAGCAGGAGGAGGAGCACCATGCATGCGCTGATCCTGTCCGCCGATCCCGAGGACGACGAGCCTACCCAACCGGCCGAAGACGCCGACTGCGGCAGCGGCCAAGGCTGCGGCGGCGACCGGTAACAACTCGATACGCGGGGCGCTCTGGTCGCCGGGGCGCCCCGCCCGATCAGGAAGGCCAGCATGCACTGGCACGCCTACACCTACACCGGGGGCCAGTGGCCCAAGGACAGCGAGGCCCGTAACGTCCAGGCTGCGGTGCCGCCGAACACGATCAGCCAATGGTTCAGGAAGCCGCAGTCCATGCGAGCCAACACGTTCACCGACGCGGGCGAGGTGGTCGCGTGGCTGGACAAGGAAGTGCGCGCCGCTCCGCCTGCGGATGTGGAGGGGAAGCTCAGCTACCTCCGGGACTGCGTGGACCGGGGGGCTGACGCCTATGCGGGGTACTACTCGCGTGGGCAGATCGTGGTGCGTTGCGCGCTGGCGTGTCCGCGGGATGGCGAGCGCTGCCCGGATCCGCCCCGATGACTGCCCTGGCCGGTCGTGCCTCCCCCGTCGCGGGCGGCCAGGGCTTACTCCCGCACGAGGTCGGCGAGGGGTACGCCGATCGCTCCAGCGATGCGCAGCAGCCAGGACAGGCGCGCGTCGGTCGTGCCGGCCTCGATGCGCTGGAGGGTGATGCGGTCGATTCCGGCGCGGTCGACGAGGTCGAGCTGGGTGAGGTTGGCCCGCATGCGTTCGTGCTGGACACGGCGACCGATGGCGCGTTGGCGCTCTCGGATCGGGTCGTGTTGCTGGGCGGGCACCCGGCAAGCGTTGACGGAAGATGATCACTAGTCAGCATCTGCACAGATGCTTTATATGATCTTGTCAAGGCTGTTGACGGATAGCCACCCGAACGAATGATAGTTCGGTTCCAGGGGTTGCTGGCATATGCACCCCGGGGTATCCGTGGATGCCGACCGCAAGCTGCCCGCCGGGCTCACGTCAGAGGAGGCGTGGAGCTCGGCGGGCGGGGCCCCGCCCCGCCCCTTGGCCAGGGGGCGGGGCGGGCGTCGTCCCATCAGGCGGCAGCGCGACCCGACAGCAGATCGACGAGACTTGCGGTCACCACCCGGTAGGCGCGGCCGAACCGAAGCACCTCCACCGGCGCGGAGTCCGCCGCGATCTGAGCCCTCAGGTGCGAAGCGGAGATCCCGAGCGCCGTCGCCGCTTCGCTGACGCTGACTGTGGCCGGCCACCGCTCGACTTCGCGGAGGGTCGGGCGGCGGGTCACTCGGCTTGGCATGTGTCCTCCTCGGTGATGCCGAGGGCGTCGGCCCAGCGGAGAGCGTTGGCGGCGCTGGGGATCGAGGTGCCGGTCTCCCAGCGGTGGATGGTGGAGCGGCTGATGCCGATCGAGTCGGCGACGTCCTGGAGGGAGAGGTGCCGGGCGGCGCGGTGCTGCCGCGCTTCGCCCTTGGTGATGAGTGTGCGGGCGGTGGTGATCCGCTGGAGTTCGGCGGGCGTCATGTGTTCGAGAGTGGCAGTCCCGCGTATGTCCCGCTACTGTTCCGCCGGAATTCGGTACGGGAATTCACCCGCAATCTTTCAGTATCTTTCTGGGCCTTTCTAATTCTTGCTCCCGTGATTGTTCCCCGACCGTTGCGCCCGGCCGGAAGGGTCGGAAAGAATGGCGACTGCGCACGCGTGGCCAGCAGTTGAAGCCCCGCGAGGACCGCAGCCGCTACCACCACCACCGCACCACGAGGGCACTCCATGGCCGACCCGATCAAGAAAATCACCCTGCGCGACGGCAGCACCCGCTGGCGATTCGTCGTCGACGCCGGAGTAACGCCGGAGGGAAAACGCAAGCAGATCACCGGCACGAAGGACACGAAAGCCGAAGCCGTCGCCGAGCGCGCCCGCATCGTCCATCAGCGCACCGCCGGCACTCTCGTCGTCCCCTCGAAGATGACCGTCGACGAACTCCTCGACACCTGGCTCAAGACCGCCACCCGCGATGTCGAGGAGGGAACGGCCACCAACTACGACAACGCCATCCGCCCCATCCGCCGCAGGCTCGGGCACATGCGGGTACAGCAACTCACCGAGGAAGACGTCGAAGCGTTCATCGACTGGATGGTCACCGAGGGCAGGCAGCGCGGCGGCACGCCGGGCACCGGCCTGAGCGTCCGCTCCGCACGGCTGTCCCTCGGCCGGCTGAGGTCGGCCCTCACTCTGGCCGTGCGCCGCGGCATCGTCGTGCGGAACGTGGCCGAGCACGTGAAGGTGTCCCGGGAGGCGCAGCGCAAGGCCGCGGCTGTCGCCAAGACCCGCGGCGCGCCGTGGGATCAGGACGAGGTGAGGAAGTTCCTCGCGGGCATCGTCACCCACCGGCTGTGCGGCCCGATGATGCTGGCGTTCATCGCGGAGCGCCCGGCCGAGGTGTGCGGCACCCGCTGGGCAGAGGACGTCGACCTCGACGCGGGCACGATCGCCGTCGGCGACAACACCCGCACCATCGTCTACGACCGCACCCTGGAGAAGGGCAAGCGCAACAAGGTTGTCGAGAAGACAGCCAAGACCGATGCCGGTCGACGGGCCCTGCCCCTGCCCATCCCCGTGCTCCGGGCTCTGACCGTGGCTCGCACGGTCCAGGCGCAGGAGAAGGAGTACGCGGGCCGCGGCTACGAGGACAGCGGCTATGTCCTCGTCGACGAGCTGGGGCGGCCGTTCAAGACGGACAAGCTGCGGCGCGAGGCGTACAAGCTCATGGATGCCGTCGGCGTCCGGCGGGTGCGGTTGTACGACGCGCGGCACGCGGTCCTCACGTGGATGGCTAACAACGGTGTGCCCGACACCGTCGTCTCCGCGTGGGCCGGGCACACCGACCTCAGCTTCACGAAGCGGGTGTATGTGCACTCCGACCCGCACAGCCTTCGGGCCGGGTCGGAGAAGCTGGGGGAGCTGCTGGCGAGTCCGGAGCCGCGGGTGCCGGATCTGCCGGCGCCGCGGGCGGAGGCGGAGCGGGTGGAGTGGTCGCCGGGCGGGCGGCGGCTGCGGACGCACTGCCGCCACGGGCACGAGTACACGCCGGAGAACACCTACATCGCTCCGGGGACCGGGTACCGGCAGTGCCGGGCGTGCCGGAGCGGCAACCAGCAGTCGGGGTAG